CTTCTACTGGATCAAGGATAACCTTACTAAGTCGGCGAGCATCCCGAGCTTTGGCACGTTCTAAATTCTCCATCAGGATTTCTCCAAAGACTCGACTAATTCACCAACGTTGTCATCCTCGTCCTCATCCTCGTCCTCATCAGGTTCTACCATAATAACCCTAACAGATAATTCAGCATCATGGGTAGAGACCCTTCCTTTCCTAACCAATTCATATATTACATGCAACCAATTAGCCAAACGATGCAAAAGGAACGTCATACACATCCAGTTGACGAATTGGTTGTAAAACAATTCAGGAGTGAATAAAGCGAAGAATCCTGCGGTCCAAACACTGAAGCAATACCCGCAACTAAACAATTTATAAACAGCAACAGTAGTCTGTTGCTTGAAATCATTACGTGGGGTATCTGGAATGGCTCTTTGAGCAAGATTGTTGCGGAACCATAGAAATAGTGGGAACTCAGAAGCAACAATTATTTCTGTCACCGCTTCAGTCGCGATCACTAATATGATGAGTAGTCCAAAGTCAATCACTTGATAATCTGCCTACAGTTAGCATTGCTACATTGTTGTCTCTCACGTCCGCCGATATTTACGAGCATGGTTGGGTAACCACACGATGGGCATCGGGCATGAGGTTCAACACGTTGTCTAGCAATACTTACTGGGCGAGTGGCACGCCGTCTTACACGTTGTACCTTAGCGGCTTTTTGAGGCTTCGCCTTAGACTTAGAAATTTGTTGTGTGCGGAGTTTTCGTCCTTTACCGCCGCCACATCCACCACATGCCATATTTATGCTCGATATTTATCGATACGATTTGCTGGTACAGAGACAGAAGTCCTAGCAATCAGCTTTCTCGATCCGAGCTGTTGTATAGCGGCAGTAGTCTTCACCACTTTAGCGGGTGTAATATGTATCCCTGCTCGATCAATTCTGATTGAAGAATTCTTGCCTCCACATGATTTACAAGTCATTTTGTCCTCCTCTTTAGGTTTGGACGAATATCGATTGCGGATCAACGTTAGTGGCAAAATCTTTCCATCGGCACATAATACAGGGTTCTAGATCAAGTGCCTCCATCACCTTATTCTTAGTAGATGTGGCAATATTGTGTGTGACCGGACCTATCCAACGGTATGCATCGTAAGAGATATGCTGGAACCAGCATTTTCCTCCATAAAAATCAGAAGGATAATTTTTCGAGACCAAGATCTCATTCTCAAAGCACTTGATAGGCACAGCTACCCAATCCCAATTAGGATGTGGCTTGAAAAAGAGTAACGGCCACCGCTTTGCACCGAGCTTCTCTGTTAGGAGTTTAGCGTCGTAATTCACCTGGTGCCACCATTTAGTAAACCTGGCACCATGCGAATTGAGGAATAACCCATCTAGGCTGAAATCCTCACCCTTTTTAGATTCGATGGCGAATAGGATTTTTCCTTCTACTGGGATAATATCCGCAACACCCTCTACGACGGACACATCGTCGCCTCTTCCTTCAACTCGACGCCGCCTAAATTCGACACCCGCCCATTCAGTCAGAAGTTTTTTACAACGCCTTTCGTGGCTTTTCGAGGTGGCTACGTTGCGTTTACCAGTTTTAGAGAATGTCTCTTTCCGCTTCTGGATAATCTTCTCAATAAGTTGATCTTTGGTAAGCTTACCAAGATCACCACGAGCTTTTTCCATCCAATCAGATTTATCCACCATAGTACTTCTTTTCCAACAATTCTTGCCAGTAATGAAGAGCGTAATCTATATCCGCTTTTTTAACACCTTCTTCCTTACGAAGGTAGCGAATTAAGCGTTTCGCCTTCTTAAGTACTTCTTCACAACTCATCTCTTGGCCCATTTCGTGGCTCAAGAGCATGATCCGTTTGGTGGATGACTCCCTGAAATTCATATAAGTGTGACATGTTCGGGTTGTTGGATCAATCAATCACTCAGCGTTTGTGTAGCCATTGCACAAAACCAAGCCACTCCCGACCATCGCTAGGTATCACACTATGGTAAGCTGGCTTTCCTGGAAATTACAGGAATACACCTATTTACAATAGATATTGCCCATTTATGGTGCCGAAAATCCACCAGCTGCTGTCCTACGGTAAGTGATAATTGTATTCTGGTCCATATATTCCAGAACATAATCGTCACTCGCCTCTGCTTCTAAGTATGCCTTCACAGTAGGTTGAGTGGTCGAATTAGGAACAATAGCACTTGAAATGATACGGTGATCATGACCACCCGTCAATTGTTGCTTGAGAGTGACATCCGGGTCCTCCTTACTGAGGACAGCACCGGTCGCATCTACTTTCAAGAAGGCGACTCGAACAACATGAATGCCAATAGCCATTTATATTCTCCTGTTAGCTGGTTCTACCTATTTTTTCTGTCACGCTAATTTCTTAAATGGTGGAACCAGATTAGAGTATTCTTGCATCATACCATTGACTTTATATTTGCGAGTCATCTCGTCAATGTCCTTCTTGGAAAATTCTACCTCTTCCGCTAATCGGCGGTTCACATATAGAGTATTGGCCAGTAATCGTGGGCACATAGCCAGATCAATCAATGCCATATTTAAGCCAAAAATCCTCCGACCCTTGAGTTTCAAAAAATCATCCAACGTCGTAAAATCCGCCAGCATGATTGCACTTTTCTTGGGACCGATGCCATAATATCCATCAATATTATCAGATTTATCTCCAATCAGTGCCTTCTGCATTACCGGATTTACATCTGGCACTTGCACCTCTTCTTGCTTCTGGGGATGGTACACCACAGAGCTAGAGAATCGATATGGGATCTGAATCATGTCACTGTCTGTGGACACGATCACTGTGGGTAGTGGATGCAGAGCAGAAACAGCAGCATAGATGAGATCATCAGCTTCCATTTCTTTCCTAGAATATTGCCGCACTCCCATCTTGGTGAAAAATGCCTGCGACACAGATGTTGTCATAGACAACTCTTCGGAGATATCCTCCGTGTACTTGCTATCATCGCGATCTTTATATGTAGGATAGAGCTTCCTACGCCACACCGTTTGACGTGGAGCATCCCAAAAAACGTGGACAGAAACAGGATCATACCGCCGAATCCAACTCGCCATTTGACGCAGAAAGATGACAAAGTAATGATACTTCACATCGAATCTAGTGTCATGCTTAGTGGCGAAGATCGCTCGGTACAGTGCATTCCTGGCATCCACCAGTAAAGCCGGTTTAGCACTCATACCTATACCCAAAAAGGTCACAGGCGGCCCGAAGGCCGCCTGTGACTAGCATGACTTTAGTCATCATCTTCTAATTGACTAAGCAGTGCGGAGATCTCATTCGATTCTTCCCCACTATCAGCGGTGGCAGCTACCGGCTCCGGCGAGTCAGAGTCAGTGTCGTCAATCGGTGCCTCGTCGGCAAGTGAAGATGATTCGTCGGACGGACCCGGATCTGGGGCATCGTCTGCCGGGCCTGGGTCAATGTGGTCGACAACATCTTCGTCATCGTCCTTTGGCGGCTTCTTATACTCCGTCTTAGTCTTCGTCTTCGTCTTCGTGGGCTTTGTCTCCGACTTGGTTTCGTCGGAATCGAAGCCACCACCACCGTCATCGTCGTCGTCATCACCTTCGACCATGACGCTATAGAGCTTCTTGATCTTCGCCATATCAGGCTCTTCCAGTTTATCCCAGAGGTTATGGCGGAGACGGAGTAGAGTGGCGACACCCTTCTCGTTCAACGATCCATCCTCGTCCTTCACCATTGGCTGGCCAATGCCGCCATTAGCGAGAAAGTGACTGGTGCGATAACTATTCTGCTTTCCTTGCTTGAGGACTTCAAGCTGATAAAGGTAAGCAGCAGACTCATCGAAGAACACACCATGTGCTTCCGGTTCTTCTGGATCCCCGGCGTCGTCCTTCATCAGGGTGGCGGTCCAGTGATCGAACAACGTCTTAGGGGCGTTGTACCACTTGACTTTGCCGCGAAGGTCTTCCGGGTTATGCTTCCAATGTGGAAAGTAGATGTTGACGGCCTGATAGGTCGTCGGCATCCATTGCTTGATAATAGCACGTCGCTTATCTTCGTCCTTCTCCTCCTTAAGCATGTCGAAGCCGAATTTGCACACTGGACATTCCTCGCTGCTCCAGACTCGTGGGCAGGGGTGTGGTCGATCATTGACCCAATGGTTGGCATGCTGAATGTAAAACTGTTCCATATCCTTCAACACTTCCCCGCTCTTGAGCTTGAAGCCCAGTTGGAGAGGTGGCAGTATGAAAAATCGGTACCTGATAGCGGTGGTGCCGTCTTTTGCCTTTGCCGGTTTGAATTCATCCGGATCAGTGTATTTTCCGGCTTGGGATTGCTTGAGCTTTTTGCGGATTGCTTCTACGTCATAAGCCATTTGTCAAACTCCTGAGGTTACCTTAACATCGAAATGAAAAACGCGGGGCCAACCCCCGCTGTGGTCAATAGTATTAGCATCAACTTTTGTCATACTCTTGTCGCTTGGTCGCGAGTAGTGACCGAGCTAATTCTGCCTTCATCTTCAGGGCTTCCATCATATGATAGACCTTGCCGGTATGCATTTGTACTTTAGCAAGTCCCTGATCCAATTTGCCAAGTTCAGGGTCGGCTTCCATAACGATCTTAACCTGATCCCCAGTAAATCGGATATTCTCTTCTCTCGCACTCTCTTGGACTTCCTTCACCGCTTGACCCTTTCGGATTTTGACAGCTCGTTCCAAGACAGAAACGTTCATCCGTAGTTCGGAATAAACTGCGGACCAAAAAGCATAAGCTGCCGGAATATCCTCCATTTGGAATTCGATCATTTCCCGATCGCACATAAGATCGGGTAACATATCCAAGGCTATGACACGTGGTAAACCGGTGTTGGGGTCTTTAACCCGCAGATTCACTTTGAATGCGAACAAACCAGTCCCGAGTAATTCTTCGGGCAGATTCTCGTCCATCCATTTGGGGATTTCACCCCTCTTCGGTATGCTCATTCGGTGGTGGTCCCCACGCTCCCTTTTGGAAGCCTACACTTGGTTGCTTGTTATCTAATACGGCACTCTTTACAGTGCCTGATGTGGTATTACTTGGAGGCCGCGACGCCTGGAAGGCACCCCTATTGAAACTAGGGACCTTCTGCTGCTCGAGCTGCGAAATGAGATTTTCAGCACGAACCGTGTCAGTCGACTTGACATTCTTCCTACGTTTCTTCTCGGCCTGCTTTTTCTTCTTCCGCTTCCGCTCCAGAGATTTCTTCTTGGTCTGCTGCCGAGCCTTCGTCTTGTTTCTTTTGTTGGACATGGGTAATTCCGCTCTCGCGATACTCTCGCATCGTGTGCCATTTCTTCCAGCGTTTACCTACACTCACCTTCAACGGGAACGCAGGATCAGTTTTTAGCACACCCCTGAATGGGTGCAACATGATTTCGGAAACAGTATCTATCGCTGACTTGATACCACGAGATGTGGGATGGGCAGATATGACTAACGAGTCATGGATTTCAGTAATCAGACACTGCGGAATCACTTCCCAAATCCGCCTGATCGACAATTGCATAGCATGAGCAACAGATCCTTGCATCACCCCATTAAGGACCGCCAAATCATTCTTTGCCTGAGCCCTACGGAATCTACGTTTCAGCAATGTCTCAAGATACCCATTATCACGCGACAAAGTCTGCTTACACCGCCCAATCCAATCACCAAGTTGTGGGTAGACAGATGAGAGAGCGGCACTAGTAAAGTCCATTGAGTTAATCGACTTCAGCAGATATGTCTTACATTCATCCCTAGTCAACAAATCAGTCGTCGCCCCCTTATTTAACTCCTCCATCATAACCATATATGGATCAGACGATTCAAAAGCAACCTGAAGGTTCTCATCCTGGGATAGTAATGACGCCACGCGAATATCAGCACAAATCCAATCAAAATGAATCAAAATCGAATCATCCGGCATAGCTGTAGATCGAATTTTATCATTATTAGAGTATCCCTGAATATTGAATTTAGTAGTCTTGCTGCGTCCAGAAAACGTCTTCTGCGACCAAACCGGCTTTTCAAGTCCGTAGTTAACCAACAGCCCCTTATCCTCTAAATCCTGGTAGACCACAGCAGCATTGGCCATAACACGCTGATATTCCCGAGTCGGTGCTCCAACCATTTTGGCCAAGATTTTACGGACCAAAGCATGATCACTTTGCTTCTTCCCAGTTGATCTAACATCAGGAAGATGAAGATCATAAATGTTATAATGAGTAGTGTCCCGTGGTATATTAAAAGCCTGAATATGGCTTTTAAAGTCAGATAAAACAACTGGGCGGCCCTGAGTATTAGCCAACAAGATTAAATTTCGAATAATCTTGGTTTGTTTAAAGAGATCGGCGATAGATTTACGATCGCCAGCACGATACAACTCTGCCAAAACCACTTGACCACCGTCAAAAATTCCGGTGCATCTGGGGAGTCTAGTAACGTGATCAAATAATGTGTAAACATAAAGATTGCTCATCATAGCCTCGACACCTATCAACACAGGCAAACAAGGCCGTGTCAGAAATCAATTGGTTTTCTCACTATCCACGAATTCGTCCCACGACCTGGTAGCTCAGATGTATAGTGAGCCTCTAATCTGACTTCCGACAAGAATTCATTGAGTGCTTCACGCGGTGCCATCGTACTTGTTATCACCCCGTTTTCTTGCACTACCTTATGGAATATATGACCACAAAATAAACCGCCATTTTTCACCTTTGGCCACCAGGTATCGATTCCCTCTTTGACACTTACCCGATCATGACCTATATCATAATAAACAAAATCTAGGGAACCATTTGGGATGAGACCAGCTGCCGTCTGGTGGTCTAGACGTAGAATTACACTCCGCCCAAGATATGGAAACAACTTGAGAGAAGCGGAGATATAGTCGCTGATATTTTCTGTCTCGGACTTACTGGGGTGGCACCAGAAGTCTACTGAGTACAGGAGTGATAACTCAGATTTGGCTAATAAATATGTTGAGTAGTCGGCATGTTTAACACCAACTTCCGCACCATAACCAACTAGACCTAAAGCGGTGAGTAATTTGGGTATATCACGACGATGAGTGACTACAGAGAGGAGTTGATCATAATCCATCACTCTTCTTCAGCTGGAGTCGAGGTAGCTTTATCTATCTCTTTTCCCAAATGCGGTCCCGGAGTGGTCAGATAATGCTTCCTCTTAGGGTCGTATTGACCTTCTTTCTTCAATTGCTGATCGATATGATCAACTTCCCCATCTACCCGATATGGGGCATATGGATCATCGTTAGCCAGTTTATGCCTATTCATGTCCCGTTTGGCACCAGCTCGATCAAGCCATCCATACCCCTTTGTATACCCATAAATCTGGGCACCATAGAAACTTTTTTCACAGTTGTGGCCATGGCATCTAGGGCATTCGGTTGCCTCATGCAATTCTTCTTCTGTCGGTTGCATCGCGTGCGAGGTCTCGAACAGCACCAATTCTTCGTAAATCTCAATAGGAAACTCGGATTCCCCATTGCTATTCACCACTAGATGGTCAGCGTATTGTTCGCGTGCGGCTTTCTCGCAGTCAAAACAGTGGTAATTGTAGTTCGCCATCAGTCACCTTTATAACGCTCCCACGGCAACTGCTTATGCAATTTGCAGAGAACATTTCGTTCAGAAACGAGTACGATTTTGTGTCCTGCGTAGGGAGGGCTGTCGGAGGCGATTTGGGCGACGATGTTCTTTCCGAACATTACCACATCACCTACTGATAATTGCGGTGGTAACCGGCCACCAGCATTATCAGAAACACCAGGTCCTACACCCACTACCAAACCTTCGAACTTATACTTAGAGTCCGAGTCTGGTACGACAATACTCCCCATATCCACTTCAAATTGGAGGATAGCCACGAAATCATTCAGACACTGAACTTCGCGGACTTGGATAGGGCCATCTTGCTCTGCCATAACAGTAGCCAATCCTTCCGGGACTTCTGGACTTCTCCCGGCTTTTTCCTCTTTCTGCAGCTTCTCGCTCTTTGGTGTCGCCATAATTGGTCTCCATTTATCTCTTTGAGTGACCTGCTATTTACTCTCAGAGACCTTAGTCTCAGCGAAGTGGGTTATTGGTGTTTCCGGATTCTCGACGAACAATACTTTTGTCTTTCTCTTCGGGACGGCTGGGGAGGTACCACCAACTTTGACCTGTTGGCCTGACCCATCGGCACACAAGGTGAATCCTCCCCGCTGGATGGTTTCAGCCAATGTTGGCGACACGTCCACGTCCACTATTACTCTAAGTTTCATGTTTCTTCTCTAACAAGCATGTTGTTGTAATTGATGGTGCAGTTCACAGTTTCATGCTTAGGTCCATTACGATTTTTGGCGATAAACATGCTCAATCTTGGAAGAGGCGTTGCCTGTCGTTGTGATTCAGATTGATTAAGACTAACCACATAATCCAATGAGAATTGCTTGGCAAAACTCTCCGCAGCCTTAGTCAAATCAGCTACACCTTCACCGGACGCACCACTACGGTTAGTTTGCGTCGCGGTGAAGACTAAAACATTCTCATTCTTCGCAAGACCTCGAATCTCATTTGCGACATGTTTTTGCCGTGTGTAGTCATCCTTGTTCAAAGCAGGGTGACGGCTCATCATCAAATCCATGTAGTCTAAGATGACTACATCCGGCCTGAACCCATCGGTTCGCCGAAGATTATCTAATAGAGCATAAACATGGCTCACACTACATTCATCAGGTGGCCATTCGAAGATAGCGAATCTCTTGTTATACGTCTGTTTCATTTGGGCGATAATACGCTCGATATAATTACGTTTTTCAGGTATCTCATCGAGACGCACATCAGTAGCTGCACCCAAACACCGCATCGCAGTTTTGATCGTATCCAGTTCGAAAGTAATCAACAGGACATCCTGTCCCGGTTTACCATTCTTGCCAATACCCTTTAAAGACGAGATAGCATTATTGCAGAGGACAATAGACTTACCAACGTTCGTCGCCGCCAACCAGCATACCACTTCTTTAGTAGATGGACCGCCATTATTCAGTTTACGGTCAAGACTCGGAAATCCGGTGGTCTTATGGTCAATAACATCTGGCTCAAACAAAATCTCGTAATTATCTAGAAACCAAAATGCCTGCTGCCCAACATCAGCGATACGATTAGCACTCTCAACTATAGATTCCAGTTCTTCATAATCCCCTCTAGCATAAGCTTCCTGTGCCTCTTCACTATAAATCAACCCATACGCCCTATCCTGTGCCCACCGTAATAAGGTATCCTTAATGATCGGTACCTCACGGGGATCAGATGGACGATCCACCAGCTCCAAAATTCGCTGCCATGGATCGTCCTCGGTCAGAGAGGCAACCATCTTGTCCCGTAACAAAGGGCGTGGCGGTACAACATTGTGTTTCTCAAAAGAATTGAGAATCTCTGCTATCACCCACCGGCATTCAAGACTACCAAACATCTCTGGCTTCATAAATCTCCCAACCGAAGTAAAGAACTCCGGATGATCGAGAGCCAGTGATATTATCGCCTCTTCTTGATATGGCCCAAAAGGTTTGATCTCATCTGAATCTTCAGTCAAGTCTTGGAGCTTCGATAACGTAGACATTAGGTTCCCGCTGTAGGCTCAATACAAATACTCGCCCGTTGTGCCTGAATCTGAGCCAGCTGCCGGGCAGCATTAGCTTCAGCTAAAGACAGGGCGTCACACAAAGGCACGAAATCGCTTTCTGTGAAATACAAGATCATGCCCGCTACCGCAGTAATGCGATCCCCATGGTGCGATACAGCAGTAGGTTGCGGAGCCTTAGCAGAAATAGAGTATATCCAAGTCCCATTAGCACGACTAATACCACTGACACGAACGGCTTCCAAGAAACCGAGGGCAGCCGATTCCTTCAGGTATACTACCTCATTAATATCATAGAGTGGTGATTCAATCGCCATCGTTTAGTGCCTCCGAGATATTCTCAATTACCGCATCATGTTCGGACTGCGAGATCAAGGTACCAGCAGCTCTGGCCTTCGCTTTCTTCTTCTCGATCTCCGCATAGAGTCCATTGTAGATTTGGTTCCTGAGATCATCGGCGAGTGCCACATCTAACCTCAACTTATCGTAGGCGTTCGCCATCCCATTGCCAAGTGTCTCCTTACCAAAATTGACAAAATGCCCCTTCTTGGTCAAGATGCCAGAATCCAACCCCACTTTCACTAACGACTCGATCGTATCAATTCCAGATACGGGGTCACCACTATAAATCTTGAACTCAAACTCACGGAAGGGCTGCCCAATCTTGGTCTTGATGAATTTGCACTTCGGGCTGAATCCGATAACCTTATTATCATCCTTAACCTTAGAACCCTTCGTCAAGTCCATGCGTGCAGAAGTATAATGTCTCAGTGCCCTGCCGCCGGGAGTAGTTTCGGGATTCCCGAACATAACCCCAATCTTCTCGCGGATTTGATTGATGAAAATGATAGTACACTTATTCTTCGCCGATGCGGCATGGATTTTCCGCATCGATTGACTCATCAAGCGAGCCAAGGCACCAATCTGGACATCACCAATTTCACCATCGATTTCGCATTGTGGTGTCAAGGCCGCAACAGAATCGAGAATAACTAGATCCACCAATCCACTATCAGCAACACGTTGGACTAACTTTAGTGCCTCATCACCACTATTAGGCTGGGAGAACAATAGAGTCTCCCAATTCACCCCACATGATTGTGCCCAATCCGGGTCCACCGCGTGTTCCACGTCAATGAAGGCGGCCACACCACTCCGGTCTTTGTCCTCGAAATAATGCCGCTGACAAGCTGCCGCAAGATGGTGGCATAGAGTAGTCTTGCCACAGCTCTCTACCCCAAAGATCTCGAGAATCCTACCGCGAGGAATACCCCCAACACCAATCTCACGATCCAATTGGGCAATACCAGAAGGCCAGACCTCCACATCGACAATAGCATCCTGACCCATAATTAATGTGCCAGCACCATATTCCTTATCACATTGGGCACGTAGCTCATTGAGATCCTTGGGCTTTGGGGCCACCTTCTTCTTCTCTTTCGCCACGTGATAATCTCCCAAGTCGACTTGTGATCTTTTCTAATGTATAGCCAGCAATTTTTAACACGTCAGCAGCGGGGATACGGATCGTAACATTGTTCTTCACGACCAACAAATGATCTTCGGCCACAATCGCAGCCACCGACCATATCCCACCAGGTTGTGCTTCAGAGGTAGATGGAGCAGATAAATAATCGACATTTTTAGTAGTCATCAGCCTGACCTGATCGAACCTACCAATTTTCGTTTGTTGTTGTTCCGCCATACAGTCACTCTTCGTTCAAAATTACCAATGGATTTCTCGGAGGATAAAAATGGCACTGAATAAGAATGAAAAGCTTGTCCTGGAGGCCATCGATTCGATGCTCCAGCAGGACGCCAAACTAGGTTTGGTCATCCACGACAAGCAGCACGAAGAAACCGGTGCGGCCGAACGTGGATATGAATATCTACATGGCCAAATCGACGATATGTTCCAGGTCAAGGCCGCCGAACTAGTACACGCAGAAAGCGTTTGCCAAGCATTCCGCTCAGTGCATAATTATAAGTATGTCGACGATCCATCCTTCGGCACCGCTATGGAAAAGCAAATGGTGGCCCAAGCAGTGCCAGCCGCCGAACGCACCAAAGCCACCGACTTCGTCCCAGCCATTATCAAAGAGCTGAAGACCGAACAAAAAGAATGGCAAGAGAAGGATTTCGGATTCAACCCAGCATTAAACGAAATCCGCGAAGCCAGCAAGCCCGAACAACCGATGGACTTCAATATCGAAGAAGTCGATGGCTGGCCCACTGACTCAAATGTCGATTGGGATCCGGGCAACGCAAGTCCTGACCGGACTCCCAGTGACTAATGAAACTCTTCCAGATCTCTGAATCTGATTACGACGGACTCGAAGATGCCGATGAGTTCGCATCTAACTGTAATTATTGCGGCGAGCTCTATGAACAAACCAATATACCGTGTATTGGTGGGTGTGGCAAAGAAGTACCACTAGATATCTGTGCTCAATGTGCGGGACGTCACGAGGATCGCGAATCATATTCTTTTAACGCACAAAGATGGTGTCCAAATTGCTGGGGCAGTAGACATTGGGCAAAACCAGTATCTGAATCTGATTACGACGGACTCGAAGATGCCGATGAGTTCGGCGAACCTTCTCTAGGTCCGTGCTATGGCTGCAGAATGGATGTCCCAGAAGACAGCGTCGGCCCTTGGGTATGTGACAGATGCGATATCGCTGTCCACTTCAGTTGTGCGATGCCGACCCAAAAAGACATTCACCAATACGACAGCCAACGGGAAGGAATCACATCGACCGGCTGGTACTACCGCCCAGAACCAGGGCAATATTTTCGCCAAAATCACAATGTTCTCCAGGGTCAGCGAGTACTAGCTGCCACTCGATGCTACGACGTCTACACTTGCCCAAATTGTGCCAAAACTGGGAACTTAACGGAATCGTCTGATTACGACGGTCTCGAGGACGCGGACGAATTCGAGAAGGACTACGAGATAGAATGGAGATCGGTTTACCAATTCACCATAGCATGCGACCAAGTCACACTCCTGATTGACGTCAATAGTCCCCAACGGTGGGATGTGATGTTCGGTGAGAACATCATAGATGATTTCGACCTCAGCTTCATCCAGGAGCTTGCCACCTGGTTAGGAGTCCAATTCTATCATCAGACGTCGTATGAGAAGTTGACCGAAATGATTAAAGATAAGGTCTACCTCAGAGCGTACAAAGATAATAGGTGGCGCTGGCCTCCGCAATGGGGCCGCCTCTGGGAACCTCCTCAAGGTTTCCCACCAAAAGAACCACCTGATTGGTATTATTAATGGACACTAACCCCGTCAAATGGCCAAATTAGCGTGAAATTGCGGCAAATCAACGAAAACCTGATCATGCAGCAAGTCCGGGGGCAACTACTCAGGTCTGGGCCGTTCGCCGCACGTCCATTCGTCACATCCAACCAACTCTATGATTCATCTAGAGGGATGGATTCTGGTACCAGGGTATCTAGTGGCACTTATCTCCCAACCGGGGTGCCGCAAAAACCACGACACCGCCAATACCTCGGTATGGAAGCAAGACCAGGGACGATCAGACTCTAACCAGAGTCAACGCCAGAATTAACAGATTTTCCAGCTCTCTTGCCTTTACCACTGCTGGAAGTCTTCCCATATGTCTTGGGTCGTTTTTTATCGCAGTCCGGGCAAATCCGGTGTTGTGATTTTGGCCTATCTGATAAGAAAGTTTTCCCACATCCAGGGCCTAAGCACGTCCTTGGCGTCATAATACTATCCATCAATAAGTAGAAATAATCCCTGCTCCCCCACATTTGGGGCACTCTATAATTTTACCAGCATTATTAATTGACCCCTCACCCCTACACATTCCGCAGTTAACGGTCGTATTCGAATATCCCGACCTTGCGAAATCTGGTACTTTGTCATGCATCGAGTCGTCGGCCATTTTCTTAAACCGACTTTGTAATTTTTGGTCGTCCTCTGCCTTAGTGATCTTAATACGTGTGGTACCAGTACCATCTACTCGTTTCTCAGGGATGGCCATAGGCATACCCTCACGCCCCTCAGCCAATCCCATTTTCGCCTTGCCCTTCAGGATTTCTTCGGACAGAATATCCTCTTGCCCAATTACTTGATGAGAAGTGTGGGAAGCAACAGCACCCATATCAGTGGATCCACCAACAGATGTCATTCCAGGTCTACTGTCAATAAGACCAGTCTCAATAACATCATCCCCGCCCATATCCTCCAATACTGGATTTTGAGCTACTGGAGTAGGGGAGGCCGGGGTAGGCTGGGTAGGTTGGGTAGCAGCAACGGTAAGGCCACTGTCAGTCTGACTCAGATCCAAACCAAGTGCTTTAGCTTGTGCTAGGACTTCCTCAATCTTCCTCTGTTTATCAAGATGTGCAGCCTTGGCCGTTTTGATAGATGCTTCTTCTGCATGTTCATCGCAGATATCCACAGTGATCCGATTACCATCCTCCAAAGTGACGGTAAGCTGCGTATTAAGATTTTCTACTTTATCACAGTAGACACATTGAGCCATCTTTAAATTCCTTAAGAGTATTTCTTATCGAAAACACTCTGGACATTGATGTTGTTTCTTCCGTGTTGGTACATAAACCACACTTGCACATTCATCCATATTAGGTAATACACATGGCAACAAAAGTATCTATCATCGACGTAACTCTAGGAGCACGGGTAGAAGACATTATCTCCGAAAACGTAGTGAGCTTAACCGGCAAAGCCCGCCAAGAGTTAGATACCGCCATAGAAGAACGGAAGAAAGTAGACGAAGTCAAAAACAAACGTGCTGCAGCCAAAAAAGAAAGTGACGACAAAGTCACTAATGCAATGGGACAAGTATATGAACTACTAGAGAAAGCCGGTGAAGATGGAGTCATTGTAGATGACATCATGGCTATTATCCAGGAATTTGTCCCCAACACCTCAGCATTCACACTCAGGATGAAAAAGATCTTGAAAGATAAGGGGCATCCATTCAGAATCGCCCGCAAAAAACGGAATAAAAAGGCAGTCTACACCTTCGAGCCGTTCAATCAAGTGGAAATTCTTCCGGATCCCAATCCCACAACTCCAGAAGATTAAGACACTCGAGGCAATTAATCAAATCAATAATTGTCTTCTTACCACAATTTGGTATCGCCATTATCTCAAAGCACGATACCTGTAATAATTGTCCAACGAACAGAATTCCCTTATGTGTCTCCAAGGCATTAGCAGCCCTAGCTGAAACACCTAATTGGCGGAGTGCCTGTTCTTTCTTCTCCGCCAATGACAACTTGTTGATTTCTCTGAAATCGACCCTGGAATTCATCCCATCTACTTGTGAAACCTGCTGGGCTATTTTCCTCCCATATACTTTCAATTCTGATTCACTGTATACTTCTGGTGGATCCTGATCTATCACGTCTTTGAAGTTCCTTTACAAGACCGCACATCACTTGGATCTGTGATGCAAAGGCTTCCCGTCTGGTGCCATCGCGAAAATTCACTGGTGATGGATGATAAATCGCAAAAACAGGAGCATTATTATAAACAGAACTTTTAGTAATCTTCTTTAGGCCATTCTTAAATTCAGTCTCGGGACATAATTGTGAAAAAGCAACTGCACCGAGGGCAATAACAAGGCGTGGTTTTATCAGATTTATCTCCATCTGCAGGAATGATTCACACCTCTTCTTATGTTTATCCGTGGGTTTAGTATTACTAATCGTAAAACATCGGACAGTGTTGCAGATATAAAAATCATTCCTCGACAAACCATGAGGGGCAATTGCCTTATCGAAATTAGCCCCAGCCGCTCCAACAAATGGCTCTCGCTTCTCAAGCTCGTTCCAACCTGGATTCTGGCCAACCACCATATATCTAGTGGGATTTAGATTACTAAAGACATGTGGATCACGAACGGTATTATTCTTCACAGCCTCCTTCAAGCCCAGCTCACACATCGAACAGGCAACGCATGCGACATCCAACTGTCGCAACATGCGTAACTTACGGTCATAAAGCTTTTCAGGCTGTATTGATTGCATAATACTCACAAATACTGGCTTGAATGACTTCGCAGGAGCAGTACTCTTACTGAGCCAGAACCAATCAAAATTTTCCAACTCTTTGAACGAATGATTGATATTCATCAATCGTATCAATCCCTGTTGTTTTAATATCTCTCTCTAGTACCCGTATCTTGAACCCACTCTGTAACCATTGTAATTGCTCCAAGGATTCGCTACCCAAAGTGGTAGGTTCCATACTGCTTAGAGCAAGCAAGAATTCCCGTCGATACGCATATACACCAATATGCTTCAAAGGCCAAACATTATCAGCACTCCCAGCCCCATACGGAATAGCACACCTACTGAAGTACATCGCATCACCATCATGGTTTAACACCGTTTTAACAACACTATACGACTTGTAGTCGAGACTATTAGCAGGTGCAGCTAGAGTGGCCACATCCACAACAGAATCATCCTGGAGAACTTGAATCAAAGAGTCCAGATGTTCACCAGACAGCTCCGGTTCATCACCTTGGAGATTCACCACAATATTATCTGGCATAACGCAATTCTCAGTAACCCAAGCCACTCTCTCAGAACCAGAAAAGCATTTAGGGGTCAATGCAGTAATAATATCACTGGGGACAACATCCAGGATCCCTTGATCCTCAGACGCCACAATAATTTTATTAGCTAATTTCGACTCCCTGGCCCTATCGATGGTATGGTGGAGAAGAGATTTACCAGTCTCAGCAAGCAACAGCTTATTAGGCAGACGGGTAGAAGCGAGACGAGCCGGTATGATTATTATTGCCACAATTATATAATCTTTCTCTTTTTCGGCGGCAAACTAACAGCTCGTTCAGGATCTCAACCAAGTTTTACCTCTTTGGATTTGCCGCCAGGTTTAGCACCACGCTGTGAATATTTCAATATCCTAATCATACACGAGCCAACATCCATACACCAATCCCACTGGGCTGAACTACCAACACTAAAAATCCCACGCTGTTCTACAGCGTCGATCTTCGGGATTGGCCCCATTGGAATAGCACCATCGATAGAGGTGCCATCTAGAATATCAAATTTCTTGATAAAACTCATAAAGTAAATCCCAGGATTTGGGATTTCTTCATGGCAGTAAATCAAGTACCTGCCGGGAGATACATTCGTCGATTTGAAAAAGCTGAAAATCGGATCGGAGACCATCACCTGGTTTATGCCCTCAAAATCCAAATCCTCCGTCTGGATGTGCAGATAGTGCACAGTTTTAGACGGAAGGGTGGTCTCTTGCTTCATCAGGCGTAATAATGCATCAAGTGGGATAGTACTGACCGCGTTGTCAAAATCCCGTCGCACCCCATTCTGAATGAAATAATGATCTCCAATTTCTGTCACTTCACCCTTCGTAACCTCTTCCCTGAGTTCGTCGATATAAATCGATTGGAGTTGTTCGTAGAGTTGGTTGATACGAATATCGTAAACAAACAGACTCATCCTATTTATCATATAAGGTTCGGTCTGTGGGGGAATTTGGGACCCGAATATCTTGTAGGCCCAGTCATTAAAGACACCAGAGTCCCACTCTCTGAGAAGTTCGCCACCAACGGACCAAGCCCTAGTATAAATAAACCGCTGGGGAGCCATATCCTTCATCAAATCCTTGATGAAGGGATCGAGTTGGTCGTCACAGATTATGAAGTTATCATCTAAAGCAGGGTTGAAACTAAAGAATCGACTTCTATAAAATGGTATGACAGTCCAGGAATCACCTAAAATGATTCTGGCAAGTAATCCCACAATCCCTGATCCAAAGATTACATTCATTCATCATCAACCAGATCGTCGAGGTCTTTTTCCTCTGACATCCCTTCGGCTGGTTCCAGCTTAGGGATAGGTCTGTCTTCTGTGGCCAACGAAGGTGTCTCCTGTACCTCCGGTGGAGCTCCAGCAGATTCAGACGGCTGAGGAGGGGCGTCGCCCTTAGACTTTTTCGTAGCCTTTTTCGTAGCCTTTTTCGTAGCCTTTTTCGTAGCCTTTTTCTTGGTCTTCTTGGCAGCCTTTTTCTTGGTCTTCTTCGGCTCCTCGACCACTGATTCCTCAGACGGCTCTTTCGGTTGCTCAATAGCGAGCGATTCGTCATTCAGATCGGTCTCAGAATCATCTTCCAATAGGGCACTGGTTGAATGTGAAGCACCATCAGCACCATCAGCACCATCAACCATCGCCAAACGATCAGCAACCGTCTCCTCCGGATCGTCAACGATAACTTGTTCATTAGGATCATGCAGCAAAGGATCTAACTGAAAGCTCTCAATCCTACCCGCATCCAACGGATTCATGAATGCATTTACCGGAGGATCGATGCTGGGGCTGCAATTCGGACAGACCCAATCAATCACTGGAAACGGGGGTTCTGGTAATTGAATATTCTCCACATTGATACCCTGGCCACACTGTGGACACACCGTAGAAATATGTGTTGGTTTGACATAATTGCCAAACTCATTCTGCATCGTCTGGTTGTTAGCTGGTTGTGAATCGAATTCATATGGTCGCCCATCGATCTCAACGCCCTCAATGCGGACAACGATTAAATCATAGGGATTATACTCTGCCATCATATTCTCCTTGGGTGTGGATATTTACGCTAAGACCAACTTGAGCCCTAATTGTTATTTGTACTCAATGATTGGTCACGGTCAGCAATTGCGGTGATCGATACGATGTGTTTCAGGACGTGCTACCCAATTACGACGGCATGGGCTTAAACTCCGAAAATTCAAACCGAATTATAAGTACCTTCCGGAGCATCGCGTCTAAAATTCTCTCTCAACTTGTTGTCGCCCACTGCCCCGCAACCTTTCTCATTTGCTCCGCTTTCTCACGAAGCATGTCCATAGCTCCTTCACACATGTTCAACTCGACAAAGCGATCCTGCTGATCAATAACAGCGGGCCTGATAAAATCCGTTCCCTGACACTTCGAACACACCTTATCATTGTCGAACGTCTTGTGCTGACACTTAGTGCAAATATTTGGCTGCCCCGTCATCCTGACAGACACGCTAGCGACTGCCACATGATAATAATTATATGTGCCAGTGAATTTGTTCCCACTAAGTTCGCAAACCGTGAATGCACCCTTCTTATCCATCGATTGCCCATAATTATGAATTATCCCCTTCTTGAACTTGTCAAAACAAGAAGTGCAGATATCCAAAGAAAACACCGTCTGGGTGTGAAATATCTGATTCAACGCCGGACGAATACTATTCATCACAGACACAGGACGAAAATCCCATGAATAGTACGTAAAATCATTCTTGTACTGAGTACCACAATGATCGCAAACAATACCTGTTCTATCACTGGTTTGCACGATTGCCCTCCTGTAGCACAGTCCAAGGCGAATACCGAAAAGAATTCGTCAGCTCGTTTGCGGATCAATCCCAACACCCATCTAAAAGACGACCCGCATAATCGTCCGCCAACGCCGCCAAATGAGGATTAGTGAACTCATATTTGGTCACATCCCCACCGTCGTGCACATCACGCTCTGAGTCTAGGTCCATAATTTTCTTACAGACCACACCCACAGACACCTCGTCACGCATCATCAAGTAGAGGAAGGCCGTCAATTTCTCTTTGACGTTCACGCCAATTTTTCGGGAGGAGTTTGACAAGGATCTGGTTCCTCTTCATAGTAAAAGTACCACGCATCTCGTCATAATCAACACATGCCTGAACACCAGTACCGACCACCAAGCTATTCGCAGCCTGCATCGCCAATTCATTGCTGAAAAGAAGAATCAAGGCACTTTGCATCCCATCACTCACAATCAGCCTAGCATACTCCTTCTTTGTCTTTGTCTCAGCAAATTGCAAATCAGTAATCACCACCTCCAACTTGGGATCACCACCATTCTTGCTAACCTCCTTAGCCGCCTCAATATTACAATCGCCCTGAATATCATACAGATCCAAGGGAGAGTGCAGATAATATCCAAGATATTGTTTCTCAAACTCCAAAGTCTCCTCCAGGGAGAACAACTTGTCAGCATATAAAGCCATCACTCGCTCACGCCGATCATCAGGCTTCGGCTTCCAATTCTGGATCTTATTCGGAATCTTGCGGCGATTGGGGAATTGGGCTTTATATTCAGACGTCTGCCTCTGCCGTTCTTCCTCCACAGCATCTTCATCCCATTTGTCCTCATCCAACAACCGTTGCCGGACCTGTTTCCGCAACTGAGTGATATCCTTACCACTGCAATATTTATACTGATACCACATCCAAGTGGCATAACTGTTCTCATGACCTTCCAAAGTACCAAAAGCACCAAGCTTGATAAAACGCTCCATCACCACCTTGCTCTTAGCACCTTTCTTCTCAATGAAATCGTCGATATCCAAGAACTCACCACGACCAACAAACAACCCAGCCGCAGCCTCCCCGATCCCCTTGATACCAATCATCCCCTGGTTGACCTTATCACCAGTAGCCGTAAAGTCCGTAGTGAGATTATGCACATTAATCGTGTCGAATACGACACTAGTGGCCCTCTCCTCCGGTTGGTACGTGCCCTGGTAAGTGATATCCGTTGCCTCCCACTTCTCAGCTCTAGCAATACCCATATACCGAATCAATTTAAGTGGATGACAATCACTCATAACCGCCGCCCACCACTCTGGGGCGAAATGAGCTTTCAGCCACAGGCATCTATGTGCCACCAGACAGTAAGAAACAGCGTGCGAATTCTTATGAACAGCATTAGAATTCCCAGTTATATAATTATGTTGGGCACTCTCCATTTCTGGAGAGAAAGTCTTCTGAACACCAAGAGATCGAATAGATTTAATTTTCATGACTTCACTAACTTATAGTGGCCAGCGTCCCAGATTCTACGGTATCCATTCATAAACATATTTTCAGCTTCTGTCAGGCTACCATCAAAAAGATTTAGCATTTTGTTTAACTTATGCTTTTGGAATTTCATCCTGTTAAACAATTTATTGTTTCGCCAATAGTAATATCCAGGCTTAGTAGTAGAAATCTTTTTAAATCCAACTGCCAGATACCCATTAGCGGTTGAGTATCTTCTGTCAGCATATGTCATAAATGAACCAATTCTGGAAGCAGCCAACATTTTAGACAACCCTCCAACAACACACACCCCAATTTGGCTACAAAATCGGATGACTTCAAAAAATCCATCATTGGTTTGTTTGAATGAAACAACAGAAATCAACGATCCACCAATTTCTAAGCCATAATACAATTCAGCATACCTGCCACCAGCAATATGGTTTTCATCGCAAAATTGATTTGCAGTTTTCCCATCCAATTCAACAGCTGTACAATTCCTAGCATAAATCCTTTCTGATGATCCACCCAATCGGTGTAAAATCATTGACTTCACAAGTTCTTTCTTAGCACCCCACTCAACATCAAAAAGCTGCATTAAAACAACATTGTTTTGTATAGCAACATCAGCCTTGCGAGAATGCCTAGCTCTTTGAGATGCAGATTCAACAACATCAAAAGAATGCCAAAACCCACCATGATACTCTATAGCAAAATTGCGATTAGGTACCAAAATATCCAATTCAAGACCGTCGAGCCTCTTTCTATCATTCATAGAAACATCGTATCCACATCCCTCAAGCCATTCGGCTATTTCTTGTTGGGGCTTGGACACTTTAATTTCTAAAGAACATCGCGGGCATCCGTTACCATAAAAAATATGGTGACTCGGACGCTGCAAAAATTCTCCATGTTTCTCACAAACGATAGCAACCTTTGTTTTAATATTCCTATAGTCAACAAGATGATATTGATATTTGTCGCCATGTTCTCTAGCAGCGGCTTTTAAAAACTGCTCCAAAGACCATGATTTAGATGATCGATAATCCAGATCACGCCAATACTTTTTCCTAGCTGATTTCACACTGTTTGAGTACTGTGGATCTTTGAATTTTTCACTTATAACACGAGACATTTTCTCTTTAAATTCTTTGGATTCAGAAAGATGAAGACTGTTAGCCGCCATCTTGGCACGATACTCATCATCAGACCACAGCTTTTTAGATCGTTCGGAAGCACCTGCGATTATTAAAGATTTAGAATTAATAGAGTTATTCCGATGCATTTCTTTATATGCAGGCGTTGTCTTCAAACAAGATGCACAATAATACCCATCAAGACCAATCGACAAATGAGTATTGGTAGACTTTATTAAATCGCGAAACACTACTGACAAAGTATTGTTGCATTGAGAACAACAAACTGTAACTCTGTCTCTAACTCTGGGTTTTTGATCCACAGAGACCAACCGAAGCTTCGGCGATTTCCAGTCCTTGCTCGATAATTTCACGCACTTCATGGTATTCTCCATCGCCACACAAAAATTTGTGGCCCATAGTCACTGTTTCTTTATCCCCATTATCAAATTCAATTTCAAACACTTCAAGCTCACCGCTGTAATGAATGTCGACACATTTATCAACAACAACCTCGTCAACATATGACGGTAATGATGGAGATCTGTTTGACTCATACCATTCTTCGACTGTTAATGATTCTCCGGTTATCGCATCAACAAGCGGTGTATCTTTGTTAAGGCATCGGTTGAATGCATATCTACCAAACGTCTCCATTTTGGGCCACCACATCTCCGCCTCGCGAGCACCAAGAACCCGCGTAGCACCAACAATCCACTGCTCACGAATAGGCTTCAATTTGTGGACCCACTTCTTAGCAACAGCTTTCCGTGCCTCCTGAGCCTGGGGAGCAGTAAATCCAGCGACTATTTGCCAAATAGCCTGTAATTGCTCCTGATATACAATCACACCATACGTCGATTCAAGAACCCTGAGAATATCTGGATGTAATTTCTTCTTCCACGACCCATACATGTCGTCACGGTTCTCAACAGCCTCAGGAATCGATGCCATCGGACCAGGGTGTCCCATAGCATTAAACAGCATTAAGTCCTCAAAATTCCGGACGCCGTTCGCCAAAGTGCTTTTAGCCAAATCCGTGTCGAACTGGAAGACACCATCGGTCTTCTGGTCATTGGCCAAGCTGAGAACATGTTTATCATTCAATTCGATATAGTGCTTATTACCCTGTGGGTCATAATAATGGCCAGCCCTGTTCTTACTTGGATCAATATCATCCCATCCATCCATAGCCGGTGGGAGTTCTTGGCCGTGGTCCGATTCTAGTTCGATCTTCTTGCCAAACGAAATACCACGATTCTGTTCAATCAGACGGCAACATTCGAAGATGTACTTGAGGGTCTTGAGACCAAGGATATCCCACTTGATATATCCAAATTTGGACAATTGGGTATTCCGACCCTCGGACCACATACTGACCCAATAATCCTTCTTGCCACCCTTAGCTAATGGAATATTTCCAAATAAGGTACGGTCCGCAATAATCAGAGCACCAGCATGCATACCCATATTCCGGACTCGGCCGATGATTTGGACAGCATAGTTTATGACATCTGGATACTTTATAGCGAAATTTCGTAACAATTCGTGTTCTTGGAGGAGTTTCCCTATTGTCGGCCCGTCTGTTGCCTCTGAATCACAATCCGGGCATTTGGTTCTGTTATGGGATACATTGCATTCGATCTCTTCGCCGTCGCGGTTCTTGGGTCTACCTTTACAATTAGAGTAGCCGCCATCTTTAAGATCATCCACATCATCCGGTAGATTGGTAGTGAGATCATACGCTTCCGCTTTATCGACTTTGGCTGTAGCAGTACAAACGTCGATAATTGCCGATCTCAACTTATAAGTCTGCCATGTACCGACCGAGCACACCGGGCCATACCCGTCAGTGATGTTCATACCATATTTCTTGGCGGCATACTCCTTGATCGGATCACGAGCTTCTGGCAGACAGTCCAGATCGATATCTGGCATATCTGGGTCTTTGATGAAATCGGATGGCACGTGGCCTTTGGAATCTTTATACTTGACTACTTCAGAGGCACGTACTGTGCAGAGCATATCGTCTACACGGTTGGGAATTGGGTCGCCATCCACCATTCCTAATAACCAGGGAAGCATTAAATGGCTAGGGTTGGACGCGAATTTCTTGCCGTCATTGACAAGATTGGTCCAATAAGCTGTGGCTCCCTGTTTCTCGACTTCCCGCTGTTCGAATGCCAAGCGGTCGAGATATACTCCGTTCAAGCCACGCTGGTCAAGTTCCTCGCGTGCGAGAGACTTTATTTCTTCCCATGTGACTTCAGCCATTTTTTGTAATCCTCGAGTTTATCAGGATGTCTACTCTTTATGTGGAGAGTGCGGCCTGGTGTACTGTTTATTGGGTGGTCGCAATATGGGCAATAAAGGGTTAGTGGAGCAATATCTTCTGCCTTCTTGCCTCTCTCTTCTTTCTTAATTTCAACCTTAGGTGTATCATCTATCTCACACAGAGCATTAATAGAATCCAAATCAAGAATCCATGGCTGGGCAGCGTAGTATTTCCCATCACGATGTGCAACAGATGCGAAATAAATGAGACATTGCTTTTTAAAAGCAATTTCCAAAAGTTTAGTATGTTCTGCCTTGTTTTTGATGCGATGTGAAGAAAGAACACGAGATGGCGGTTTCACTAAGAGTAATGCAATACTCGCGTAATCGATACCTTCGGTGCGTTTTGACCCCGTATCGGCGATTTTTTGTAGCTGGTCCCTAATTGACATATTGCCTTAACACATTAAGCATCAAGCCCAATGGTCCCTGAATCGTGATGTTGTTGTGACTCTAAGGCATCTTGAGCTAACTGAATAGTTCTGGTCAATATCTCTACATCCATATCAGCGTGTTGGTTATACTTGACCATCGAGATAGACTTATAATAGCCGAACCATCGCCGCATCTCTTCGATCTCTGATTTGTTTTTCTTCGAAGTAGCCTTGAATGTGTGCTTATTCTCCTTTTCCAAAAGATTAAACACATAATTACTATTCACATACAGAATAGTTGGGTAACCACGGAATTGTGGTAATACACTACTCAAGGCAAGCCGCACGGCTTGAACATCAGCTAGGTTAGCGGTAGACCCACCAAGTGCCCACCCAAACTCGCGGGATTGCACACGGTCGTGATCATCAATAAGTCTGATAATAATACCACAACCAGCAATCTGAGTAGGCAGGCCATCATCTTGGCAAGCACCAGCACAGACCAGATCGACTCTCATAACACTTGACCGCGTGCAGTCCGTATCTCCGGATATTTGGCCTTGGTGACAGTAGCAAGAGCATGCAAGGCATCGGCAATAGCCTTAAGAACGGCATTCTTAGAAGTCACTTGATCCCCAGAGCTACGGGTCTTCCCAACAACCACCAAAATCTCATCACCCTTTTGACGGACAGACACCGGGAACTTCTCGCCACGCTGTTGAGCACGGGCTGCACGATCATCAACAGATCGTTGGACATGAAGGGCCAAAGCCTCAATAATGCTATAAGCCAATATCCCCATCTCCACATCGTTAGAGGCAAAATCATAAGTTTCTTCACCAGGATCTGGAATGAGATCAAGCGTCTTGGTCAGAAACACAACCAATTGCTGCGTCGGACCATTCATAATCATCAGATGGAGGTGGACAGAATGACGTAATTCATCTCGAGCAGTGGGTGAATCCTTATAAGCAATCGGCTTATGTGGAACACCACCAACAACTTGTGATTCCTCAACAGATGTTATTTCATCAGTCATTATATTTCAACCATTTGGACGGTACTGTTTCATCAAATCCAGTAACGGCAGTGCATGAAGTATCTACTCTCTCATTCCAGATAATACCCGCCTTCTCGCCATCATCGCTCATTACCTATTTTTAGGGTCGATCGCCCCCGCTATTTATTTTGCTGGGGTGTGACAAGGTTGGTGGCCTAATTTTCTTATTGATTTTATCAATAGAGGTTAAGCTATAAAGCCAGAACCTCTGTTCGCAGGGGTTTTGGCTTATTACTCAAAAATAAATTATGAGACTTAGACAAATTTACGAATCACTGGGCGATAAGCAAGAACCGGCTTCCGTTAAATTCGTGTATCGCGGCATGAGCAACGTAGAGTGGGCAGAAGCCATTAATCGTGGATATATCCTGTCTGATTGCCGGTTTGCTCCTTATGAGAGCCAGGAGAACATTTCCTGCTTCGGCGACTACGACGATGCGGTGTATTACGCCACGGAACTTCCTATCGAGACGCCTGAACATATCGATTTTGAATGGCGTTCGGAGTCTCCGCGTGAAATGCCTTACACGGGCATCGTTGCGGAGGTTTCTCGCCATTTGGTTGATGATTATAAGGATGATTCACAAGTCCATAAGGGTGAGTATTGGGCTAAGGGGCCTGTGCCACTAGACAAAATCACCAAGGTGTGGGAGTTCACTCCGAGGGTAGAGGGAGGGTCTGTCAGCTTTGACAAGCAGCGTATAAAATAATTGTTAACCAAATAACTTGACAGATTTGCCCATCTGGCCAAGTGCAAGTTGCTTCACGTGCTTCGGTCAATCGGCTCCGGCATCTTCACATTCAACATATACCCACCACGACTCGGAGACAGAAAACGATCAAACGACAATTCCCACAGCATTGGGTCCAAAGTATGAATACCTAAAAGGAAACACACCAAAGAACCACCAGCACTACCACGAGGACTAAACGGCCACCCCCGTGACTTACCATATCCCACCAAATCCTTAGTGATAATAAAGTAACTGGAAAACCCTTTGTCAATAAATCGATTAAGTTCAATCTTGGCCTGCTGAACGTAAGTGACCTCCTTACCATCGATCACGAACTTCTTATCCTCCTTTACCAAGCCACTGCTCTGTAACCTCTCAGCCACCAACCTTCTCAACTGATCATCAGCATTGTGGATTTCCGGGATTTTTGGGGAAGTGTCGACAGCAAACGCCTCACATTTATCAGCTATCATCAAAGTATTATCACACATCGCCTCAAACACCCCATCATCCAATCCCTTGTCGTAACCGCCATTCTTAAATTGCGTCCACAATTCAGCCCTAGTTTTCATAAATTGTTCGTCACTATTGACATGAAACAAATCTGGCGAATCCACCGTCGTATCCTGAGCCACAGCCATCATAATCTTCTGTAGCATAAAGTCTTTACGACGAAGATAGTGACAATCATTAGCCAGTGCGAGCGGTATTTTGTATTGATCAGCAATCGATATCATGAGTCTAAAGATTTTATCATCCTCAGGGATACCTGGCATCTGAAGTTCTATATAATAATCTTCTCCAAACTCCGCCTTGAATCTCTTCACCCAATCCACAGCGTCGCGTATTCGGTCTGCGTTTGGTCTCTCACTAATCACATTGCCTTCACGATCAGTTAATTCTTTGTATCGGAGTTCATGACACACCGGACCATTGAGACACCCAGATAAGATTATAAGCCCTTCTTTGTATTCGCAAAGCTTATCAAACCAGACCCTGTTGAATTGCATTCGACCCATGCCATATAAGCCAGTCTCATATGCTTGAGTCGTCAATTTAACTAGGTTGTGGAATCCGGTCTTATTCTTGCAAAGAACAGTGAGATGACGATTACGAAATAATCTTGCGGCCATCTCCGGATTTTGTTTACGCCAATCCTGTGACCGGATTTTGATACCTTTAGCCACTAAGTCTTGTCTAGCAGGTTCAAAATCGTTGAAGTATATCTCGCACCCTGGAATATACTTCACCCCTGCTTTCTTGAATGCTAGATACATATCGGGCACTGATGCCATATGTCCATGCTCAGTAGCACTCATCGCCGGATAACCGCGTTCTACACACTGCTCAGCATACTGCTCCGGTGTAGCCACTCCATCTAGAGCGGAAAATACAGTATGATTATGTAGGTGGACGAATTCCTTCGGTCCTTTATATTCTTCCGGCTTGAATACCATCAACGTTCCTCATTATATCATCTGGAATATTGCGGTATTGTGGTAGGTCTCTTCTCAATATCCCACCGACCACACGCTCACAAAGTTTCTTGTCCAATTCTTCTGTGTCTGGGTACTTCGGGTCCGCTGCCTGTCGCCCGAGTCGTTGAATGAGTCGTTCAAATACAGCTGTCTCATTCGGATTTTGAAGACTACATGCTCTCCATAAACGACACAGGTAATTATAAAAGACATCGTCCCCCAATTTCTTACGCAGAAAGTCGAACTTCTCCCTAATAGATTGTGCTTGTTCCGGTAGTCGCAAGGGATCTAAAATTTCAATCCAGTAAGCCCGACGATAATCATTTACTAATTCTGTTCTGAATACCTGAGCAACAGTAGAACGAGACGCTTGGGTACAAACACGGACAACATCCTCCGCACGATAAGAGCAATTCAGGCCAGTGGCAAATGCTACGGCCATATCACACACAGTACGATATGAATAACGTTGTCCAGTCTTAGATTGAAACCAGCTATCTAAATTTGGAACCACCTGCTTACGAAGCCGCTCATCAAAAAGACACGGAATACCAGGCCCAATACGCAGGTACCAAATATCGCCCTCTAGCTGAAAAGCAACAGTTTCACCACTAGCATACTTGATGGTAATCATGTTTCTACAAGACCGAAAAACTGTCGCAGTTATTGTGACGAACCACAATTATTTACATTATTTGCCCAATGCCTTATCTAGCATCCAAGCCCAAATCCTCAAACCAAAGGACGTCATCGTCGTAGATGATGGGTCTTGCAAAAGATGCGAAGACCTCGTCAAACAATTTGGCTACAGATATCTTCGTACTGAATTCAAAAACCCTCTCTATGCTAGAGAGGCTGGGTTTAAAGCAACCAATTCAGAATTAGTGTGCTTCCTAGACGCCGACGACAGGTTGCCACCAAACTACTTAGCCGACGCCACATCTACCATCACCCAACACGGCGTAGACATCGCCTTCTCCGACCTCCAGTACTTCGGGCATGCCTCCACCCTAGTTAAATTTCCAAACGACATCCAACCAAAAAGATTATGGCAAACCAACTTCCTGCATGTTGGGTGTGTGGTCTCCCGCATAGCCATCGAACTCAGCGAACCATTCAAAGACCACCCCGACAATAAGGACTATCACGAGGACTGGTTATTCTGGAGGAAAGTAGTTGAATACGGATTCCGCTATGCCAAAAACCACACCCCCTACGAAGCCAGACTCCACAACACCAACAGATCAATCAAGATCCATGAGAGAGGCTATCTAGCAGAAAGAAGAGCCAACAACCTCCAGGAATTCATACACCAACATAAAGACAAAACCTCAATAACATTCTTAAGGTTCCTGAACAAAATCGCTAAAACATCCACCGGCGATTACGTATGCCTGAAGTATACACCCAACGCCATGGACTTCCCGCAGTATGACTGGCCAAAATTTGCACGACATCTTGATAGCGATGTTGCTGCGGTTCACGATGAGCAAAAAGCCCTGTTTGATCACACCATGTTTGTTGGACCAGTATTCAGAGACTACATTTACACCAACCCGACCAAGCTACCATTCCACGCTAAAACAGAAAGAGTAATCAATATATGAACCATTTCGCCACCATCATCACAATGGACCATCTAGATAAGGCTCTCGCCCTCCTGACTTCATTACAACAATTCGGCGAAACAGAATTGCACATCTATATTGTCGATTTGACCATGCAACCACAAAAATTAGACCATCCTGGATTAATTATTCACACCCAACAAGAATTGCTCACAGAACCAATCAACAAAATCATCCTGACCAAGTACGTTGGTCACGAATCTGATGGGCAAATCCAACTCCCACTAAAAGGCATCATCTCATTTTATGATTACCTCCGGTGGGCCTTAAAGCCATCATTCATCCAAATGCTGCATAAAGAATATGAAAGGGTCATTTATTGTGATTGTGATCTCTATTTCTACAACGACTATAAATTTCTGACAGATATGTTAGATGATAACCGAATCGTCATCTCACCCCATTGGCGTGAGATATCCCCAGTCGCCAACACCGATTACAAATACAACTTCATGCACGGCCTCTATAACGGAGGTTTCTTCGCCACCAGAGACGCAGATGATTTCCTACAATGGTGGACCGAAATGTGTGCTATCGAATGCTCAGCTGAGAGCAGCAATGGCACTTACGTCGACCAGAAATATCTTGATGTGGTGCCCTTATATTTCGACGGAGTCAGTATCATCCGACACAGTGGGTGTAACGTGGCTGGTTGGAACATTCACTACCTGAAGCGGGAGAGCAGTAACCATCAAATCCTTATCAATGGACAACCAATTGTGTTCATCCATTTCTCCCCAGTTACTATCAACAAGATAGAAAGTGGTGAAGATTACCTGCTACAAGGTCACATGCAAGAATATGATAAGAAATTAATGGATATCCGTGTCAACCTGACCAGACGCGGGTTGAAATCATGCATTTCCTTGAAAGAAGAGGCGGACGTCATTTGATCCACATTTATTATGATGGTTGTCCAGCTCTGTTTTACAACCGACAAACCATGTCGCTGCTGAGAGTCTCTGACTCTTTCGGCGTCAACGACATCAAATTAACCGGCTGGAATAAAGCGTGGGCTGAACCAGATCTCATCTGGGTTACCCAAGACAAACTCACCGAAGAGTTAATCGAAAGTAACAAGCCAATCATCCTTGAAGATTACCGTACCAGCCCAGATATCTATAACGACATACGCCAAGAATTGAGTCACGTCAATATTAGAGCCGTCGTTAAGATGATGGCCCTCTCAGACCGCTCCGAGTATAATAGCAAACACTACAACTACTCAACACACCAACACCGAATCATACAAGCAGATGAGCAACTCCAATCAGAGGCGAAACTTGGATGTTGCGGAGAACCGATAAAAACAGACCTCCTACCGAATATTCGGGTCATGTGGAACTGGATCGCCTGGGCTTTATTTAAACCATCTAGAGGTGGACCAGAAATAGCGTTCTCTGCCTACCAATTCGAAAAAACAGCGTTTGATAACCCACGAAAACATGATGTCCACTTCATGGGGAATCTGCATTTCGATCTTGGATCTATCCCACATGCTGGGAGCAATTACTCTGACGCATGCACAGTTCTAACCAAACACCGCCAGCACGCAATAGAAGCTATGGATAAACTCACATGCAAAAAGCTAGTAACTAACAAAAGAATATGTCGACTCGAATATCTGCAAAGCATGCAAGAAGCTAAAATAGTAGTATCACCATGGGGATGGGAACCAGTAACCTATCGAGATATCGAAGCAGTACTGTGCGGTTGTATCGTCGTTAAACCAGACACCAGCTTCGTCGAAACATGGCCAAACATCCCACACATCCCATGCAGAGTTGACTTCTCAGACCTATCAGAAGTCATTGATCAAATTCTAAGCAACTGGGATTCATACCACGATTACAGGGTTAAAGCATATAAAATGATCAGAAAGATCGATGATAGAACACTAGCCGGTAGATTCGCCAATATCGTCAAAGATTACGTCTTTAAGGACGTAATTTAAGATCTTCCGCTAGCTCCGGTACCACAGCTTCTAGGTTGGTACCACGATGCTCGTCCAACATGCTGGTGAACTTCCTGAGCTTCTCTCGAGGTCCCTCACCCAAGCAGTCACCCTTCAGACTCTGCACGACACTTTTATAAGTGTCACTAAAAGGTTCATATCTCTCCACCAATTCAGCTCTAGTCTTGTCTGCAAGACATTGGACAGATAGGTATGCAGGGTTCACCACCATAAGCCTAAATTGTCCATGATGATGTAATGATTTCTGAAACGGTAATGTTGACCACCAATCAACAATAGCGGGCAGATTGAAGATATTATAAGCCATAATAGACGTCAACAGTGAGAACCTGGCCTGTGGGATCATAGAAAATCGCCGGATAAACGATTCGATGGTGGCAATATCTGATCCTTTACCATGCCGAATATACTCCTGGACGTCGCCAACCCCATCAACACTCACGTCGAAGTGCACTTCGCGAGCTTTAGTTAACAAGTTATAAATTCTGTCGGTGAGAGTTGAATGTGGGCGTGTCCCATTGGTAACCATGTTGACCTTAATCAGTGCTAGGATACCGGCCGCGTCCAATTGCTCTAGAAGTAATGCCACATCACTGTTGAGCATCGGCTCACCGCCCTTGATCATGATTTGTTCAAGATAACCAAGCTCTACTTTGGACACAATATCGTTTATTACTGATTCATCTGGTGCATGGACTTCATGGGTTCTATATCTAGTGTTGTCTTCTGGGCTTTGTCGATCGGGTAATATGTCTTGGAAAATTTTCTCTTGTTGTATCCAGCTATTGCTGAATCCGGCGGAACAATGCATACAAGCGAGATTGCAGACATTAGAATCACTGAATTCTATATAGGTTATCTCTTTCCAATTGTCGCTATGGAAAATTCCTCCTTTTAGGAATTCTTTCCTGACGCTCCATCCGGTCTTTTCTTCACGATGACGACATTCTAAGCAACTGTCGGGCCAGAGACCCATCATCATTTGTCGCCGGAGTTTGACCCATTCGGCTCCGTTAATTATATCACGAATACCGGAGTCTTTGAGATTTCCTAGATATGGTCCTTCCCAGACACAGCATGGCCTCACACCTTTGTTGACGTCTACAAGGAAGCTGGTGAAAGGGGCGGTACAGAGAGGTTCGCCTTCATCTGTAAACATTAAGTCCTACAGAATCCTATCGATTTAGAACATTTCAGCTGCCTTGAGACAACCAGTAGCCACACAATAGAGAGGCTTATCAGATTTGAAAATCTGACCGATTTCGAACGGTAGATCTTTCTCGTCAAACTTGGCAGCCACACGTTCCACGAATCCTTGTGGGGAGCTAGTACCACCAGCCATATAAATATTGACAGCACCATCAATACGGGCTCTGTCTTCATTCTCTACAAATCCGGCTACCACACCTTCAATGACTTTGGCGATGAGCACGTCATAATGTAGCACAATATCTAGGCCAACGCGATCTTCTGGTTCTATTCCTGGGGTTAGGTCAACTGTCTCTTTCCGCTTGGCAACGGTAGTAGGTGTTTCCTTAGCCTTTTTCATTATACTCATAACATCAGGCTCGTACCCATGCCGTTTAGCCACTTCATTATCAATCCAGTCACCAGCACCAACCCAACAGAACGAATAGATTTCCTCTCCCCATTTCACGTAACTGACTGTGACGGTACCAGCCCCCCACGAGATGCCAATGCCAGTACCTTCATTGCCGTGTTGATCGTCCATATCCAGGACGATAGCGTGCGATTCTTTTATAGCACCTTGATGATCGTCGTATGGACCAACCAGCTCAACTTTGGCCTTGGTTTCATATCCTTCGATGATCAAGTTCACGACTCTCTCGTGATACTCTACATTAGAGGATCTCTTATTGATGGCTGGGGCAGTGGTGCAATAAGTAATCTTTACTGAATCACCAAATTCACCTAACTCAGTCTCCGCCATTTCCATAAGACCTTGGACGATACTAGCAAGAATAATCATCGCCTCTTCGTCTGCAGAGATACCGCCCTCGGCCATAGGGCGGCGTAGGGTGTCGTTCTTAGCATACGCAAATTCTTCCGCGTCTTTACCTAATACGACGATTTGATTGGTTTCTGGCATCTTAATCCAACGAGCTGGTCGTTGCGTACCATCAGATCGGACTTTAGTCGGATCGGCCAGAAGTTTCTCAATGAACTTTGTGGCTCGCTCGAATGGCCACCATCCATTGATTTCGGAGATATATCCAATTTCCCCGTCATCACCTCGATAGGCAACGACAACAGTTTTGGTCCCGATATCAATCCCTAATTGTTTCATCAATATTCTCCTACCGGTGAAGACATCACCGAGCCTGTATACTTGATAGTTCGGATTAGCCGAAACTCGGCTATCGCTTGAAAGGGCGTCAGCCACCGGGCTTGGACTTGGTGTCTGTGGAAGTTTTGGATTGGAGCTTGGTGGGAGTGGTGTCTGTGGAAGTTTTGGATTGGAGCTTGGTAGGAGTGGGGTCATCTCCACAACACCCAGAATCGGCTTCTTGGTTGGAAGCTTTTCTGCCGCAACAGCCTTCTTCCTCTCGGGGAGTTTCTTGACTCTCGGCTCCACCACAGCACTCGCTTTTAGCTGCGGCATCTCGGCTAACGGTTTCGTCTCGCATTGTACTACCTTTACTTCTTGGGTTTGGACTCTTATCTTTTTGGAAAAATTATGGATCGCCATCATCTTTACTGACACGAGAGCCGAAACCACCTTCGGGCCTTGGCGGTTTTTTGAGACTTGGTGCGAAGATTTCTGGCGGGATTTCTTCGACTTTTGTGGCTGCTCGCTGTCTGCTTTCGCTCTCGTTATATCCAGTTGATGCTTCATCGACCGGAGCAACTCGTCGTTCGCTCCAGGCATTTGCTATGTCTCTCAAAGTACTGGCGGGAATACTTCCAATCTTAGACACGACCCGGTAAGCCAAAACCACAACAGCGATCTCACACACCAAGGTCCCCATCAAAAAGATTGAAACTACAATATCTACCATGGTTATGTATGATTCATCCGGATTAGTGGAATACCCAAAGAATAAGCAAGGTTCCCAAGCTGGCCGATACCAAACTCGGAATACGCAAACTTCCGCCGAGTAGCATCAGAATCCGGCCACAACCTACCATCATCATAATATTCTATCTTCGCCGAATGACTCCTATCCCCCACAATTTTATTATCACACCCGAATAATGAAATTGTCCTAGGGTTCAAAAACAAAGCAAAATTCACGGCCGAATGCAACGACTGCTCAAAATTGCAAAATGGAGGAGAATCAGAAATCACTCTACCACGCAAACCAGACAACTCAAACTGATAGCAATCAACCACCACCTCACCAGCAGCAATAAACTCCGCCGAAGTCCGATCCGCCAAAGCCAATGGCAACACAAACTGCCTGTCCCGATACCGCGACCTCAACTCAACCGCCACATGCGACAAATCCGTAACCACATAATCAGACTCAAACGCCATCCCCATATAATCTACAGAGATAATTAAATCATGACGATAAATCAATGACGGATCAATCAAATCCACCGAAGCACCAGGACCAATAACCGCCACAGACTTGCCAGACGCCGTCCCCCTCAAGTCATATACATCACCAAGCTCTGGCTGACAACGCTCAAGAAACCATGAAATCTTGTGGATTTGTCTATCTTGAAGCATCATCAGATTAGACAACTTACCTGTATCCAATTCACTCGGCTTCACATCCCTGGCAGAATAAAACCGGCTGGAATATTTTGGCATCCAAATCTCAACAATCCTCGCCAAATTGTTAATCGTATGCCGACTATTGTCTATCTCAGACCGAACCGCAATCAAACTATCATCCTCAACCTCGACCTTCCCATCGAATAACCAAGACCGAATCGACAGCTCAATATCCTCACCAACCCCAGCAACCATCCCCTCATCAAACCCACCAAGATGCTCAAACCAATCAGCTGTCACAGCAATACAATTAGAAGATACCGCCGGAGATTCAGAATTCCGAAGCATTTGGCGACTATATAAAGACAGATCCCATCTCCACCCAAATCGCCGCCACGACTCATTCTCGGTACTCCAGAAATCAGTATTTAAAGTGTGAATTCTAGGACTCACCAAGGAGTTAGATCCTTTCACCCTCGAAATAAGTGGTTGCAACCAGTCCTTACTCAGTTTGGTAGTATCACGTAGGAACACCAATTCGTCAGACGTAGCTTGTTTGGCAGCCTCGTTCCAGCATTTAGATCGACCAATCCTATCTGAATTGATCACTAGAGCACGATCATTTTCGTATTCTTGTCCGGTGTCATTGCAGATGATTAAGTCTTCAAGCAAGTACGGTGGTGTTTTGTCAGCTATTTCAGCCAACGTACGACCAATATACTTGGTATCCGCAAGATAGACAATAAGTGATGCCATTGAATCCTCATGTTTCCAACTACGTACGCTAAGTCCTTACCTGCCACTTACGCGTACCCATTTGAAGTTGAGGAGAAGAGGGTCTCCCACCAAGCGGTATATCGCCTACCTCCGCACGACCCGCTGCTGCCGCTAACGGCGATGACGGTGGCGATGGCGGTGATGGCGGTGATGGCGGGTCATCAGTGCATGGTGCTTCCTGAACATTGGGACAATAGAAGAATTCATCCTGACAACACTCGTCAACTGGCGGTTCTGGAGGTATGACAATCTCATGCGGATACTTCCCAGATCGAACCGTATCAGGCCCAAACCAAGCAGCGGTTGAATCACATGCTGGAAGGTCAGTGTCCGGAATCCAATTAAACTTGTGTCTGTCATAATGCCTCCTTGTAGAACAACCTGGTTGTGGGTCCCAATGCAACAAATCAAGTTCAGGCAGCTCATCCGCCTCTAATCCCACTTTGTAGCGGTTGATTCTCTTACATTCCTCAAGAGTCATCTCTGCCGCAGCAAAAACACTCTTAAAAGCATTGGTATTCGCCAGTGTCGTCGACTCAGGGAGCAAACTAACTTTATCGACACAGATTTCTGTCAATAAATCAGAACATAAGGTATAAATTATCTCACGATCACAATCGAGTCTCGCATTAACAATAGGACACGTAGCACGAATATTCGTATCATCGATCAAACACTCAACGATCTTGATACGACACTCTCCAGCATCCCCCTTCAGACCATTCGGCCCTTTCTGACGAGACTTGATACACCAATCATCAGCTTCCAAGTCAGACCATTGATTACCTGGCTCCAAAATAATAGAACCGCATGCAATATTCGTTTCTGGATCAAACTGAATCGAATTAGCAGTACGGACATTATCAACCGGAATAGTACCACTAATAGTGACTTGAGACGGATTTGCCGGATTCACCTCAACCGTAACACTTGGTGCAGCAGCTAACGTAGTGCCAGACGGTAAAACAGCAACCTGACTCAAAGGAATCTGGCACAAACTATCCTGAGCAATAATTCCCATACTGCGTTTCCGCAACAAATCCCTAGTAGCCTGGAATTTGGGAAGTATCTCGTCTCGTGGATCATGATTGTTGAAGAAGATAGCCAGATCTTGCATCTGGTCTTGTTGCGTAGCTGTCGCACCAATCGGGATAGTTGCTTCAAACAACCGAACAGAGACATTAGGCACAACACCACCGGGCAGGGATATCGGACCATTCTCAACCAACGGAGTCGGGGTAAAAATGGCGAAATCCATCTGATCGCCATTAATCGCTGACGGAGTAAAGCAAACCTCCGCCGTCCCAACATTACCCGGCAATCCTTTATCGCCCTTCTCTCCCTTTGGCCCCTTAGTACCGGGGCACACCTCCTTCATCAAAATTTGAAAAAACCGCCCCTTATCCACCTCGACACGGAGGCAATCTTCTCCTTCCTGCCTAAACCGGAAGAGCTTATCGCTGGATCGGAAATAGTACCAATATGCATCCCTACCAGGGAGCATCTTAAAGGTGTTGAGGTCCGGATCCAGATCAACGTACGTCTGCAATTTCCGAAGATTGGAAAAAGCATCAGATGTAATCAATCCATCTATCTTCTCTGTGACTAATGGAGTATCAGTAATCGTGCCAGAAGAAATCCAACCATTACTCTCTAGATCATACTTCCAACGATTCCCGTACTTGTCACAAACCTCATCCCCTTCAGATCCCTTTCGTGGCAGGAATGGTTTGGTTTCACAACTATCTGCCATACTCATTTCTCACACAAAATATACTCATTTCTCACACAAAATTTCATCATATCTTTTATCTACATCCCGCCAAAATTAGAATATGAAACTACGACACATAATCGAAAACGACCAAGAATCCGACTACTATGGTCTCGAGGACGATGACCAATTCTCGGATGGATGTGTCGATTGCGGAATAGGATCTAATGCAGCAGATATAATACGATGGCGATACTCCCATCGGCAACATGAACCAGAAGAAGTATGCACCGATTGTATCGAAGACCGACCACTACGCGAATGGATAATCAACAAATCACCAGAAGAAATGACAATCAAACTAGAAAAATTAATCGAACATGAATTAGCTAAATCATGCCAAGCATATGGAATCGGCGGGAATCGACTTCGGGATGGCTCTCCAGCCGGAGCTGATAATGGACTAGCCGGAATCGATAAATTCCAACAAATTGGTGATAATATAGTCGCTAATTTCACCTCCCAAGCACAAGCATCACTCAGAACCAAACCCACAGTAGCTGCCAATATTATTGCAGCACGAATCGTCGCAGCACAACTTGCCGCCAGCACAAACCGTGTGTGAAATACGAAATAGAAGAGGGTACCTGGGAAAGATGGTCTAGAGAAGCAGGCCCTTGGTGATCAAAAAGTTCTATATTATAAGGCTTGCAAATGAAAATTGACCCTAAAAAAATAGCCAGAATGATTTCGGAAGATCCGAATATTCCTAGTGATCGCTCCGATGAATACATATCTAACAAACAAGATGACGAATATGCGGGGCTTGAAGATGCCGATGAGTTTGGGGATGAAAATGGTAACTTTGCAGACTTTCTCAATCATTATAATGTTGAAGCTGGATATGTATCAGCGGGCCATGGTAAGCTTGGAGTATTATATATAGATGCTGATTTCCCTTCTGGAGATGACGAAGACGAGGTGTCAGAACCAGATAGTTATATAACAACAATAGATAATCCTAAAAACGAACATTGGGGGATCGATAATACTTATGAAATAGAAATCGATAATGAAAATGAATGGGCCATTGTGACCAAAAACGGGGCAGGTGGTCGTGCTTGGTATGCCGACGATCATGGTTGGCTCCCCGGCGAACCTCCGATAAATAGGCGTATAATTCATGAAAATTGACCCTAAAAAAATAGCCAGAATGATTTCGGAAGATCCGGACGAATCTGATTATGACGGCCTCGAAGACGATGACAAGTTCGTTGATAAGGAAACATGTGACGCATGCGGACTCGGAATACATATGTTGTTCCGTTGTGATGGATGCCGAAATGCATACTTCTGCAGCGATTGTATCAGCAATTTCAATCTAAAAGATCCATCTGGCCAACTGATTGTCTGCCATTCCTGCCAGCAGTACTTCAAGGATGATTTGGCGAGGATCGAGCAGAATCATAATGGCTAGTCCCTTCGATAGACTGCACATTGCCCAGCTTTGTCCAATAAAAACAACGTGTCAGCGATTGCCCCAGCGTGGTCTGATATTAATAGTGTGAGCTTTAGAGCTATTAGAAAGTCAGGGGCTTCCAATTTCTGGATTTTAGTCATTTGAAAGTATTATAGATAGACATCGTTTCCCCCCGTCCTAACCGCCAAAAACTTTCATTTAGTCTCTGACAAATTAAGCGGGTTAGCGGACTTGCCGCTCTCAGATTTCAGGAAAGCTCCAACACTAAAATCGATTTGGGGAGAATTGTGCTGGTCGACCCCTGGTCCATATCCTTGCCGTCATCAACTCCCGCCAGGGAGTCCGAATGCTCTATCAGGTTCGGCATTCTCAAGGACGTCGAGTTACTTGATGAAATATTACAACTGCCAATGCTTACAGACTTTACGCTTGAGCTTCGGACTATCTTGAATAATTGCACAAGGGCCATTAGGATTCTTTAGACGCTCAAATCTGTCTGCTGGTACACTGGGTAACCCCAACAATGTTCTCACCAAGCCTGCGGTCATCTTAATCTCGGGCAGCCGATAATCATTATCAGATAGGCCCAGTGTTTCTTTTAAGCCTTACGTCCTGTAAGGTGGTTGGAAGCAGGTGACCCGACTTTGTCGAGACCCGGACTCCCCGAAGGAAGCCACAAGAACACCATAAGAACCGATGCTCCAACCGATCAAGATTAGCAGAAATCATTCGTGGTAAACGTCACCACTATGTCGACGGCAGTTGGGCTACCGTCACTCGTTAAATACCGGCACCATCTGGGCGAAGATACAATGAAATTCTGGAGCATCAATGAAACTTCGCCACATCACCGAATCCGACTACGACGGCCTCGAAGACGCCGACGAATTCACTGACGACGTAGCTGAATGGCAACAAGATAATTATGGCCCAGTGAAAGTAGGACCATATCTCTTCACTGCTCACACCATGTACGAACAAGAAAGTAGGGATATTGACAGTGTAATAATCTTCGTCAGATCGGAAGCATTCGAAAAGCCAGTTCGTACAGGCCCACCAATTTGGGCTGTCGGAAATGACTACGACCTTGACAAATGTCGCTGGTGTTCAGAACTAGATAGCATTAAAGACGCTATTCTCGCCGAATACCCCAAATATGAACAATGGTTCCAAAACCAAAATCCCCAATTGGGATCAAAGCCCTCTATCCTAAGAGATGCCATCCAAGATATTGCTTTCGCTCACTATAAGGAAACTGTGCCGCCAGATATGGATCTCTGGAACGACGGCGAGTTGTCCGAGGCGCGTCGGTCTCCAATGAAACTCAAGCATATTACCGAATCCGACTATGCCGGACTCGAGGACGCCGACGAATTCGGCGAACCAAATGTTTGCGGCGTGTGTGGAACTAACGATCTAGAGCAGGACGATCAATATTGTCGATCATGTAAAGAGTACTTGGACAGTGAAGAATTCATTCAGAACCTCGGCGCACTTCTGGTCGCCAACGACCAGGATGTGGAAGAATTCAACGGACGGGAAGGGCCATTAGGATTCTTTAGACGCTCAAATCGTCAACAATGGATCTCTTCCGCCAATAAACGCAACGTAAACGAATCATACGAGGGACTCGAGGACGCCGACGAATTTTGCGATCCCGATGCGGAATACTGCGAGACGTGTCCGGATTGTGGGGAGCGGACTGACTACTGCCAAGGACATGGTTCTCTTGGACCTGAAAATGTGAATGAAGATGCCAATGAATATGCCGGGCTTGAAGATGCCGATGAATTTCAAGATAATTCTTTTTGTTGGTGTGGAACTGCCTGGCAAGAAGGGGATCGTGTCACACATTGCTACAAATGCAATCAATCAATGTGTGACGATTGTACTTCACATGCAGGATGGCGGGGAATATCCCCGCTTGATATCTGCCAAGACTGCATAGCTGATGAAGACTTCGCCCGCGAGAGCAATATTAGAGAGTCTGGCGAATATGCGGGGCTTGAAGATGCCGATGAGTTTAGCGATGCGGAAGGGTATAGTGCACCATGCACGACGTGTGGCACACCAGTAGAAGATGAATCTACGGGGGATTCCCCCCTTGCAATAATTAATCACGGTGTTTATTGCGCCTCCTGCAACACAATGTGGTGCGATGTATGTGTAGAAAAACAAGAACAAAGTGATTTTTGGAATTGTCAATGGTGCACTACGGCCTTACCTCTCTCTTGTTCTTGTATCCACGGTCCCTTCTGCGAGCGATGTCCGAATTGTGAGGAGGCAGAGCGACTCGATTGGCGACGACGAGATGACGGGCGATAGTACGCCAAGAACATTGAAGCTTACTGACGAGACGGATATGAAAATTGACCCTAAAAAAATAGCCAGAATGATTTCGGAAGATCCGGACGAATCTGATTATGACGGCCTCGAAGACGCCGACGAATTCATCGAGGAACCAGATGACGATGATCAAGATACAATGGAAAATTGTGATTATTGTGATGTGAGTGGTTATGAACGATCCCTTGCTTCTTGTACTGAATGTGATTATCTGTTTTGTGGATTTTGTGGCGAACTGCCGAGTTTCGGGTCATCTGGACAATGTAAAAAATGTATAAAATCAGCGTTCCCTTCGGATCTCCGTAAGCGTCCGAAGCTCACCGAATCATCCGACTACGACGGTCTCGAAGACAACGACAGATTCTACGACCCACACGGTGAAGAGGGTCTCCATCTTGTCGACATGATGGACAGGTGGGTTCAAATAGATGTAACATCAGTTCCAGAAGACCAGAATGAAGAAGGATCACGATCCTGGATTATTGAAATACAAGTAGCCGGACAACCCGGCACCACAATGGTGGATAATATTCGCGCGCGCGTAGCTGGCGATGCCCTAGCTGGCGGTGATGCGGCAGACCCCGAGCCCGTGGATATAGACCCAGCCAGAAAAGCTGAATTATTGGCTACTCAAGAAGCAGGAAGTCCTGACCCAACTTTCAAACCATTCATAGGTAGATTAACTCTCTACTACGACCGCCTTGACGTGGGCTGGCTGGCCATTCAGGGTGACGAAGTAACTGGGTACGACTGGAACGGCCCAGAACTCAAAGAAGAAGACATCCAAGCAATATTAGACATCTTCAGTGCAGCCGAGTACTAATGAAACTTAAATATATCACCGAATCATCCGACTACGACGGTCTCGAAGACAACGACCAATTCGATGATGGTTCTAATCGACAAGAAGCCGAACAAATAGCTGCTTATTTCCATCAAGAGGGTATCAAAGCAATAGAGAATAATGGCGTGATCAATATTGTCGACAAACATGGGATCCTAGAAGGACTTCCTGATGGTCGTCGATTTGGTGAGTTGGATCAGGACGTTCCAGTCGTACCCAGTTACTTCGCCACCCTCCCAGTTGGACGTGTTATAACTCCAGGACGCGATCCAAATTTCACTAACGATCTATTTGTGATTTGGGTAACTGACACATATGGTGTATCTTGGCTAATCAATTATGGCGATAATTGGAATGTTATTAGCTGGCAACAATGGCAGGGATTCCAGGAAATCGCATATTGATCATTCTCCCACTACTTTCGTCAGATCGTCGGATGCTTTGCTCATTACGTTATGAGCGGATTTGAGGGCGAGGATCACAGCGGCGGCGAAACTGTCGCTTGGTTCTGATACGATGATGTCTTCGAAGTGGACTAGTGCGCTCTCAGTGAGGACGGCTGCGTCGAGCAACTCTTCACTCACTTTACGGACAGCCAGTTCGTCGTCAGAAGTTTTCATCAGTAGCTCCTGTAGATGATTTTGTCTTGCCGGGTGTCAAAAATGTGCCTTGGCCTATTGGAACTGTTACAGATCTGGTATGCTGTGTTAATGTTGTCGGTGCAGCCATCTGTGGCTATTGCGAGGTACTCGTTGGGGCCATCATGCTTCCACTCTCGCACGATATAGTGCCATGTGGCGTCGTAGTAATCTGGCAGATTACCTCCGCCTCGTCGGTGGGTAAGTCGGTGCTCCATAACAATCTCGGCGATGCTTGGTATTTGGTACGGACCTTCTTCCACGCTGCCACCGAGTTGGGTGCGACGACGACAGCGTGGATTCCGGCTATTTCGTAGATGTAAGTTCTCACTTGGTTATTTCGGTGATGGCGTTTAGGATGGTCGCCCATCCTTCGAATGTTGGATCAATGACCCGAAAATGTGAGCAACCTTTGACCAGAGTGAAGGTGATGTCTTCTCCAGCTTCTTGGGCTGCTTCGACGTAGCTGAGGGCTTGCTCGGTCAGCTTATCTTGGTCGCCGACAATGAGCCGTTGCCGGATTCCGGTCGGCAGCATTTCAATTGGTGAGAGCTTGGGGTGATCGCCGAAGAAATCGTTGATCGGGGTCTGTAAGCCCTCTCTGGCGTTTCGCAGATCGTAGACACCAGCGATGCCGATCGCAGAGTAAGGGGTGAAGCCTAAGGCACTGTCGGGGCTGAGGGCATGCCCGTCGAAGTCTTTAGCTCCGCATAGGCAGAATGCTAGGTGGGCTCCTGATGAGTGACCAAGAATTGAGAGCTTATTAGTGTCTAGCTTCCATTCGTTGGCGTGTTGGAGGCAGTATGCTATGCCATCTAGGAGGTCGCGGAAGGTGCCTGGATATCCGCCGTCAATGTGTCCGAGTCTTTTGAATTCGAGGTTGCAGGTAGTGATTCCTTGGGCTTTTAGTTCTTCGGCCAGGTATTCCATCTGCTTGTGAGTGTAGGCTTTCTTCCATTGGCCTCCGTGGATAAGAAAGATCGTGGGGAAGGGGCCGTCGCCGTCCGGGATTCGGACGTTGATGGTCTGCATCGGCTTCTTGCCGTAGCGTTCCTTGAAGAGAGTTGGCGGTGCCGGTTTGGTATAGAAAATATCCGGCATTCTGAAAAAGCCCATAGGATCTCCTGTACGAAAGTTAAGTTTCTACATTGTTGCAGCGGATTCGTACTGGTTAAATTCAAGCAATGTCCAACCATGGTCTTGATAGCCATTGATCTAATCAAGACTGACACCACTATCGGCAACGCCCGAATTCAAGAAGAAGCACGTCCGTATTTAGGACGTCGCTAGGGGCGTGCCCATTGAGGAGCGCGATAGGATTTCATCAGTAGCCGCGCGCGCGCGGGCGCGCATTCACGAGCGACCAGCGCTCTCCGGAAAGACTAAAGTTAGACTCTTCTAAACGCGGCAATTCATCATTAGGGACACCAGCTTCTACGAGTGCTTTATAAGGTTTCCAAGCCGACCGAGCCCTATTCCGAAAACGCGGCAATTCATCATTAGGGACACCAGCTTCTACGAGTGCTTTATAAAGAGGCATAGAAGCATAATTGAGAATGTAGAATCGATTGAGTCCAACCGCCACATCCACCGGGCGTGATGGGCTTCTCCAGCCATTGACGTGGGCTGGCTGGCCATCCGTACTCATGTACGCAAAAAATTTGAATTTTTTATATATTATATGCTTGGCTTTCGGAGTACAAGATTCCACTATGCGATCATGCGAGTCAGACCATTGCATTGTCCTTTTCCACCTCGGCCCAACAGGTAGCCCCACATGCGATTCACGGCTCGCTGGGCCGGGGGTCATCCTTTCCTGTGCCTGATTGAACCGCTTGATGCTATTCGCGACCTCGTCCTGTATCTCTAGTACAATATATTGCTGAATGAATTCAGGACTTACATCAGCAAAGACAGAATACGTCGCATATTCACCTACCCCCTCTGGTAACCAGGAAGGCTTGAGAAATGAAATAAGCCGATTTACTCTCTTATCTTCGAAATTATATGGCTCATTATCATGATCCATGATTTGGGAGAGGTCCGGAGTAAGCATCAAGACAGGTTTGTTTTTATAAAAAACATGATAGAGGCGATTATACGTCTTGAGATACGTCAAAGCTTTGCCAAGCTTTGCTTTTGTGCACCATTTAGTGTTTTTCGAAATTTCTTCTAGTGACCGGCGGTTACTAACTTTTGTCAGACTGAAATCACCTTCTCGATCGATTTGGGTCACTCCAGAAAGCCCAAAGATATCTCCAGAACCACCTTTTCGGTTAGAGATCTTTGCTAAGAAAGGGTCAACTGTTTTTTCAAGATCTTCTAGAGATTTGTATTGATTGATATCCTTGAGCTTAATGTGTTTTTTAAACTTATCGAACGCACTTAGAGCTTGGTACACTCGTTCACGATCTTTTGGAAGATTTACAAGCTTTCGCAGCATCAACTTAGCAATAAATTGTGCATACTTGCCGTGCGCAGTTGGGTCCGTTTTATCCAAGATCTGTTGCAATACTTCTAGATCTATGCCAAGTTTTTGTGCAACCAGACCACTATCTTGTAATGCTTCCCCAAGCACACGGGATAATTCAAGTTCAAAGTAATTCATGTTTAAGTCTCGGCTCTGATCACGTCTGTGCAGAAATGTCAGGCATGTCAGGCATGTCATCAGGAGCCAATGCCATATGGGTGTCACTAATTAGTGTGCGATTTCTTCTGGTGAATGAACCATCTAATTCAGAAGAAATTGTAAAGGTCTTATGATAATTATGAATGTCTAATATATTGTCGATTTGTTTCCACATTTCTGTGAGAGTGATTTCACCTCGCCCGAACTGTTTGATGATATTTTGGATCATGTTTTGACCCCTTGTCTGATCTATAGCCTCCTTGCTTTTTGGATGTCTATCGTATTTTTGAGTTATTTGATACTTCTGAATCTTATTCTGATTCCTCTATAGTATACTCGTGATCACCCTCGTTGATCACTTCTGAGTGCCTTTTGAGAAGTATCTCATGATTCAACTCTTTCGTTCCTTTGGTGTCTGCTGATAAGAATGCATTAAATAGACTGTTGTGTTGAGATGAATCGATACCCTTAGTAATTTGGGATTTCTCTTCCTTTTTCGTGATTAGATCCCACCAGCGGACGACTCTGGCCCCCTTATCCATTAACGACTTACGTATACTATGCTTCTCGTCTATAGTGTATTCTCGCTGGAGACCAACGCGAATCATATTATTGGACACATCGGCCGCAGTTTTTTCTTCCAGAAGTTCATCTAAGAATGTGTGAAATTGAGGTGGTGCTACCTCATCTGGGAAGAATTTAGCACCAGCTTTCCAAATGTTGATGAATTTATGGGAATCCGCCTCTAGATCATATACATAAAATCCATGAGCAACATCTCCCTCGTCGAATTTAAAGGGAATTGGTGATCCTGGATACCAACAATTCTCTCCAATTTGTTGTTTGCTGTGGAAGTGCCCGGTATAAATCCGTTTGAATGGGGTACGTTCGAAATTAACGACGGACCAATCCTGGAGTAGAAAACATGTATTATACAATGCTCCTTTAACCCCGATATGGGTTAGAAGACAATCCCCGTCTTCCACTTGTTTTTCAATTTCATAAAGCACCTTCATAAATGATTTCTCATAAGTAATGAAGGGTAGAACCCAGAATCGGCGGTCATCCAGTGTTAATAATTTAACATCATCAATAACAGTCATGTGCCGCCGCATGATGTCCAGACTATTGACACCCCACGAATGTCTTAAGAACATGTCGTGGTTACCTGGGAAGGCAATCCAGGTTTGGTTGTATTTCTCTTTTGTATCTTCGAAGAATTTTGCAACATGTGAGAGTACGTCAATTCCGATTGACGTACGATCGTGGTAGAGATCTCCGAGAACGAGTACGGTGTCAATATTGGCTGCTTGACAATATTCTCGCATTACTCTGCATGCCCATAGGGTATCCATTAACTTGTCTGTGACGCCAAAATGAACATCGGCGGTAATTGCAACTTTTGACATGTGTTTGTCTTTATTAACAGTGGTTCTGGAATTTGTAACATTTATTTACGGACAATACATGAACAGCTCTAGGCTCCCATTACTTGGTGCACCTGGAACATCATCCAACTCAAACGTGGTATTGCTAAAGGAAACCTGCGTCTGGTTTCATGCCCCCTGGCTCTATCCAGACTCAAGATGCCCTATTTAAGGACACAGAATGTAAGCCTCCCGGATCGGATTAATGAGGGATTTGACATTAGTTACGCTATTGCTCATTAAAAATACTGCGGAGGATTTATCATGTTTAATGCTGAACTTATTTCTCTTGGTGATGGACAATCTTATGAGCATGTCCAAATCTGTGAGGCGGATGATCTTGCAAAGCATAATGTCCCACTCATCTTCGAGAATTGGACTGGGTGTTTCTTCGCAGATAACAAATGTGTCGTGGTCCACCACTGGAAGATTAAGGTGATCCATCTCACCAGGACACGGAATAATGGATTCTTTCACACCGATTCGTTGGTGTTGGATGGAGACATTATTTATGGACCGGCATCTTTGATTTCTTATGAGAGTTGGGAGCGGTTGGGTATCCCAGAATTCTTTACTAGAAGGAACGGGATTGCTGGGCAAATGGCATGGTCTTGTCCACAGGGCACATTTATTACCCATGACACCAACGTAACTAGTTTAATAATACCTGATCCAAGAAGAAAGGGTATCACCTCAGCGGTGCAGCCCGGAGTGGACTCCACAACACCAAAACAGATAGCTCAGGCTTCTGTGGCACCGGAAACAATTCATGGTAAAGTCACAAGATCTAAATAGGCCAAATATGCAAGGACAACTAAAGCCGCGAGAGCGGCAAAGTCTGTATGAATGGGTCAAGAAATCCCAACCCAAAGTTGTGTTAGAAGTTGGAACTTGGAAGGGCGGTGGTTCAACTTGGCAAATAGCTAATGCTATCCGTGATGCGAATGTGGGAGGCCATCTCACCACATGCGAAGTAGACCCAATACTCTATACAGAAGCCAAAAAAATATTCAATACGGATCATTGGCGACCACATGTTACATGCCTCTTGAAACCATCGACAGAGGTTATTCCAACCTTGAATCCAGACTTTGCTTTCTTTGATGGCCCAAATGATGCGGACTTATCACTTTCGGATTTCAAACTCTTAGAAACTAGAATGGCATCTGGGTCATGGTTTGCCTGTCATGACTGGGACAGAATAGAACACAATGATGGCGAGCGTATTGTAGTCGCAGAAAAATGTGTAAAGCTACGCCCATATCTCGAAAAGCATACGGGGTGGCGAATACTACAAACACTCACAAAGCCGATTAGCGTCGGCTTAGTCCTGGCCGAGAAAAAGTGATATGGCAATTGATACCGCTACGGAGCCAATGCTCCGTCCCTCTGTCCATTTCGATGTGGATGCTATAGACGATCATTTCCCGATGGAAGAATATCGGGAAGGACAGAAATCCGCTATTGAATATGCCGCCAACGCATTTAATAGCGGCAAAAAGATCGTCATCATCGAGGCACCCACAGGCAGCGGTAAGTCGCCTGTTGCCATGACTCTCGCAGATATGGTGAAGGATTCATACTATCTCACTATTACTAAAATCCTGCAGGATCAGCTAACAGGCGATTTTGGCGAGGATTCCGGCTATCATGATCCTATTGTAGAGTTGAAAGGCCGGAATGCTTATTCGTGCACTTTCTGGGACAGGTATGGTCAGAATTATATCAACAAAAAACTTTGGAGTCAATCAGACCTTACTAATTTCAAAAAGGATCATGGTACTTGTGCAGATGGGTTCTGTCGCACCAAATGGAATCAGGAGCCAGGTAAGAAGAAAATCCGTAAACACAAATGCAATAAATGCTTTGAAGCACATAAAGATTCGGCAGCACCACCTCCTCGAGTTATTGTTCCACCTGGTGAATTAGATCATCTGCCGCCAGGATACGATTATAGCACGTGTCCGTATTACGAGCAGGTTTTTAAGGCGATCTACGGCCGCAAATGTGTGATGAATTTTTCGAGTTTCTTGTTCCAGACCAGTCTCACGCCACGATTCAACACGCCGCGTAATTTGATGGTGATCGACGAGTGTCATAATGTCGAGCCTATTTTGTTGGATTTTGTTTCGTTGACAATCAACGATATGCAATTACAGGATCACGGGATTTTTATTCCGGAGTTGGAGACTGCTGATGCGTATGCTCTATTCTTCAGCGACGCCAAGATTGAACAGACTCTAATCCAGATCATCAAACAGGCTCAAGTGGATGAAAAGAACAAGGTCGTGGATGAACTGTCTAGGACTTTGAAGAAATATGAGATGTTTATGAACCATGTCACTAAAACTGGTGCTGAATGGGTTTGTGAATATGAGGAGAAGGCAGATGGTAAGGGCGGTGTGGCACATCGGACTGTGACATTACGCCCGGTGTATGCGATGAATTTTCCAGAGGATCTCTTATTTCAATATGCAGATAAGATTCTGATGTTGAGTGCTACGGTGTTGGATGTTGGTGTGATGTGTCGATCGCTTGGTATCGATCGGAAAGATGTGGCTGCGTTCCGAATGAAAAACCGGTTCCCAGCTAAGAATCGCCCAATTTATTTGGATCGTGTCGCCAAAATGACTGGCGGCAAGGCGAAAATGGGTGGGTGGATGCCTAAGGTGGTGCGTCGTGTAGATGAGATCGTGGCTGAATATCCAAATGATAAGGGTATTATTCACACTCACAATTTCGCTATTATGGACAATATTCTGACCAAATGTCATGCAACTACCAGAGCTCGACTTTGTCATCAGCGTAGTTTCAGGGATAAGGCTGACATGTTGATCTATCATGCTAGAACTCCGGGCAATGTGTTGATTGCTCCGGCGATGCATGAGGGGATTGATTTAGTTGGTGATTTGAGCCGGTTTCAGATTATCTGTAAGGTGCCTTATCCAAATTGTTTTGATAATGAGCAATTGGCCCGGCGAGTAGAGATCGACCGAAAGTATTATGAGTGGCTAACTGCTCTCAAATTGGTTCAATCCTATGGCCGTAGTGTCCGTAGTGTCGACGATTACGCGGACACTTTTATTCTTGATGAAGCAATCGATCGTTTCCTCAAGGTTGCGAAGAATATGTTACCAGATTGGTTCTTGGAAGCTATCCAGAACAAATGACTCAATTTTATATATGGGTTGATACCTGGTTCGTCGGTTGCACTTTTTCCAACAAATTCAGTACAAAACGGACATGCGTCTGGAGTCATTTTCAAGGAGCGTGTGTTTTGGTGGACTCTAACTAAGGAAGTTGAACCAGTAGAAGCTCTTCTTCGGGTTATCCGAAATTATTCGCAAGGATAGAGAGTATACTCAATGGCTAGAGAATGTGGTGATTGCCAACTCTGTTGTATGCTAATCGGTGTTCAAGAACTAGTCAAACACCCTCACCAACGATGTAAGCATCAGTGCGAAGGTGGATGTGATATCCACATAAGCAAACCCAAAGAATGTCGGACTTACCAATGTCAATGGAGATCTGATGAGTCTGTGCCAAAAGAGCTTCGACCAGACAAGCTTGGTTGTATCATTGATATCCACAACACTCCGTTAGGTCTGGCGATTATCTGCCACCAATCTGAACCCGATCAATGGTCCAAAGAATCCATAATCGGCATTCTTTCTAGGCTTGCCAAACATAACGACTGTTGGATCTACGCTATTCATGGAAATAATCGCCAAGCAATCTTTCCAGAATGGGCTATAGAACAACAGAAACAATTCGACAGCATGGTGGTTGCTGATACTATGCAAGAGTTGTATGGTAGTATTGCTCATCCAGACGAGTAATCGCGTATTTAAGGTATATTTCTATACCTGGGGAACGCGATTATGCTTGAGCTGAAGACAGTCGCCTGGCAGAATTTCATGTCGTATGGCGATTACGAGACGGTACTAAACCTGGACGAACTAGGCCAATGCCTCATTACCGGAGAGGTGGTGGATGGTGATAAGTCACTATACGATAATAGTGCCAATCTACAAATCACCAAATCCAATGGTGCCGGAAAGTCTACGGTAGTTAATGCTATTCAATGGGTCCTTTTTGGTCGGACCATGCACTCTAGCAGTCCTGGTGATAAAATAGTCAATTATTTCACCGGTAAAGACTGTGTAGCACGTCTAGAATTCACCAACGGCGACTTTATAACCAGGACTAGAAAATCTGGCGGCCACAATGAGTTACACTTCGTTAAAGACGGCAATGAGATCACTTTGACGAGTGAGACTTTATCCACTCAGAAGAATCAACAAAAACAGCTCAATCGAGAATTCAATCTGGATTGGGAAGTATTCTGTGGATCCATATTCTTCAACCAATACGGTAAACCGTGGATGGAGATGGCTGATTCAACACGTAAAAAAGCGATTGAAAGAGTGCTTCATGTAGACCGGTTCGCCTATTACGCCAAGAATGCTAAAGGTAAGTGTGGTCAACTTGATAGTAGTATCGACACTAAACGTGGTCAGATTAATACGCTCAACCAAAATATCGTGCGGCTCAACCAAGAGATAGAACGTCTAACCGCCGCATCCGAGAATTATGGTAAAGACCGTGACCGTCGAGTCACTGAATCACTCCAGACCGCTATAGACGAGAAAAAGAGACGAGACGCCATCGAGCGACCAAACCTGGAAAAATTACAAGCCAAATGGGACGTGGTTAAAAAAGTCGAAGAATACGTCGGCTCACTTCGGACCAAACTCAATGTCACAACCCGTCTAATTGCTACTATTGAAGGAACTGTTGAATCACTAAGTAAGAAGATCAAAACCTGGGGGGCTAAAGCAGGGAAGATATGTAATGCCTGCGAACAGGAAGTACCAACAGCCCACACAGCCTCTAAGATTGATCCGATTAAGAAATTATTGGTGGAAGAGAAGACCAAACTCGCAAAGCACCAGGAAGATCTCACTAAAACCCACCAAACCATTAAATTGGCTGAAGGTCAATTGGCTGATAAAAAGCCCAAGACAACCATACGGGCCGCCAAGGACACCCATTCATCGTGGGAACGCCACGATAAAGCCATGGCCCGATTTAAGGCCGACGCCGCTAAAATCCAGAAAGAAAAGAACCCACATACTGTTACTATTGCCGAAACCAAGAAATCCGTAGAGGAGCATGGTGAGGATATCACTAAACTAGAGAAGGACATTGAACAAGAGACCTTCTTGAATCGGCATTATGCTTATATTTATAAAGCATACAATGATCGAACTAAGATCAAGAGTTTTGTATTCCAGGAACATGTTCCATTTATCAATAGTCGACTACGTCATTATCTGGACGTGTTCGGGCTTGATGTCCAGATTGAATTGACGCCCGCGTTGGGTATTACCAGTAATTTGTGGGGATATGAATTCGAATCAGGCGGTGAGAGAAAAAGAACGGATGTCGCGTTTATGTTGGCAATGTTCGATTTTCATGAACAAATGTATGGTCGTCAGTGCAATATGTTAGTGCTGGACGAGGTGGATGGCCGTCTTGATGATGACGGCATTGACTCGCTCATCAACATCATCAAGAATGATCTGGCTCCCAAGGTGAAGACAATTCTAATTATCTCTCACCGGAACTTGATGTATGATACATTCCCTAAGGAACTTCGGGTCACTCGGACCAATCGGTTTTCTCAGATTACCGAAGTGGTGTAGATTTTTGGTGGGCCTTGACCAATCACGGATATTAGCCTTTGGAATTGGTTCAGGTAAAGCAAATATATCCTATGGACTCCTGCACAGTTGATAAGTTGAAAAAGGTCTCAAACACCGAGGTTATTCGGCGTTTGATGATTAAGTATTTTGTCGATAAGGGATTCGTAGAGAGTTTCGATCGTCAGATGTATCCTGGGTTGATTCAGGATTTGCCGATGGTCATCCCGGCTTTGTCGAATAAGATTGAGGTAGTCCCCCACGCTGAGGAGATCGACACGTCGATTGGGAAGGCTGTCCTTGGGTGGAATATGTTTATCCTAGGGAATCAACGGATGTACCTGGGAGAAACGTACCACAATAATCTGCAGGATTTGGCAAGGCAGGTCAAGACTGGTATTATTATGCCAGAAGAGACTTTAGGGTCCACTGCTCGCCGTCAGACTACTCCTCGCAGGATTGTGGCGTTTATTACGCGAGTGTTGGGTGATCATAAGGCTGGATATATCGATCTTGCTCCTGGGACTCGCCCGATTGGTGAGCCAGGTCAGGCTTATGGTGGCCGTGGAATGCCGCAACAATTCAACCGCTCGGGATATGGTACCTAATTCTGTGGTACTAATCCGTGGGCTAGGCAGACGGTCCTAATATTCTCCATATAGATGGTGACCGATCGTACCGTAATTCCGAGGAATTTGGAAATATGGTTTTTTCGTGGCCGGTCATCGCCATATTCGTTGGAGAATTCGTTGTAGATGTCTCCGAGTCCGCACTGGATATCGAAGATACTTTGGCAATCGCCTTCTGGGAGTGATTCTCGTACTGCAATCATTACGTCTGTTGCGTCGATTGTTGCGACGTGGTCGTCTTGATCCATCTTTTGTGCTCCGATAGTGCGAAACGAGAGTTGGCTGATTGTGAAATCGCTTCCCTCATCATCTCCGCTCTTGGTGTGGTTATCGAGAATCAGGACGTGTTCCGGCTTTGAGACGTATGCTTCTAATTCTCCAGCGTCGGAATTTTCGATGACCCGAATCTCGGACGGCGTGCAATTAATCTCAACTGAGTGATTTTTTGCTTTTTGTCGTAATACAGCGAACTCTGCTGTGAATTCAGGTGGTGTGAGTAAACCAACAACGGCGATGGAGTAATAACCATTAGACGGTTGGTCTCTTGTGCTGTGATTATAATCAATTTTGAGCCGTTGACAGAGCGATAACAGCTCTTCCGTGATAATTTCGTCGGCCCGTCCACAGATTTTTTGGGGCTCTTTACGGTGTTCTTTGCGGCCGTTTTCTGCGAGTTGTTGCCGGAAGTAATTCCAGACAAATTCTCCGAAGAATTTGACTAGCTGCGTGTCGCAATTGATGATTTTGTCGGGGTCTAAGTATTTCTTAACTCCTGGAATATAATAGATTGGTGATTCACATTTAGGAGCTGTTTGGACAGGGGTGAAATATTTGTAACTGTTCTGGAAGACTGTGAAGGGAACGTATGTGTTCTTCACGAGGTTGGTGTCACCTGGGTCGGTGACGCGGACTTGTTTACAGTTGGGGCAATCTAATTTTTGGCGATTGATTTGGCGGGAGATGCCTTGTTGAGTGATCCAGGAGTTGGAACCACAGGCTTTGCAGCAGAAGGTATATTGTCGGTGGTGGTAGAGTTCCACCGTGGCCTTCCAGATGGCGATTTGGAATTCGGCTTCTCCGCAGCGTTTGTCGCTGGCGTAGTCGCCTCCAATCGTGTTTCCAAGCTCTTCCATAATCCCGGCTCGGTGCCGTGACATTCCTGGGTGCTTGGCGACGTAATCAACAATAAACTCGACGTGTTGCTTTTCGTCAGGTGTCAGGTTGACCATGGTCACATTTGCGAGTGAACCTCTAAGATAAAGTTCCGGCATTTGGCGTACGAGTGCCATGAATTCCTCCGATTGGGATAAAACGTCCTTGAAACGTTGCACTTGTCATGATAGTTATTGGAACGCCCCACTGATAGATCCGTATTGTGGGGAGAACCATCCGGTAATCTTGTTACAAAAGGGATATGATGAGTCAATATTGCGACACCAAGATTTTGGAACAGAACTGGTTTAACTGGTTGCTGTCTTCGTCCGTACCAACACTGGAGGCTTTCCGGAAGGCGGGGGTGCTGTGGACAAAGGTGATTGGCACCGTTAGACGGGATGACGACACAGAGATTTGTCGTCGTGGGATACCGCTTTTGGACCCGTCGTATCCGACAAGAGCCCATTGCATTGCTTTGGGGCATCCAGTATACTTGAGCAGTTATAGTGGTGTTCCGCAATCTTCGGGGACTGTGTTCATTGATGGTCATCATAAACCGATCGAAATAGAATCCCTGGTCAGTGAGTTGCATCTCCTTTCGGATTCGTGGGTGCATAATTTGGAGAACCCGTTGAATCAACATGTGACACTCCCACATATCGAAGTGAACGGGTACGTGCGAGAGGTTCCAGAAGAGGTGTCCTGGCATGCGATGTTGAGAGACATCGATAAAATGTGCCAAGGGATCGCAATGAAGTTTAAGCAACCTACAGATGAAGAGCGGTTGGATCTTGCCAACGAGGCCCTTTTGCAAGTTACCAACAAGCTTGTTAAAGGAAAGCTTGTGTATATTCCGGGCAAAGCACCCGTTTTTAACCTTCTCACCACGACAATTCACCGCTGTATGTATTCAATTATGAATCGGCGGTCTAATAGAAAACAGGGGCAAGCAAGATTGCTTGAAGCTGCCCAAGCGGGCACTCTCCCCGATTCGCAAAGGTCTCTACGTACGCCGACACGACGCCCAATTAGAACACGTTGAAATCTTTCTGTCAAGATCTATAGAGTATGCTTTGTCTATGACATCAGAACCTCTCACGGACACCAACCCTCTAATATGACATGTTGGTGGGAATACTAGCAAACGTATTATAGATGTAGGAGAAGAGATCAATGATAACACTAGAGGGTTCCTCCAATGAAAGATCAAAAACCCACGGAGGGACAGGCTAACCAGCCATCAGAATCAGTTCGAGCACTTCTGGGAGAGCATCAAGAGGCACTCGTCTTGCTCTTAGACCCAGACACAGCCACTGAAGGCGAATCTACAATAACATGTTTCATGAAGTTAGGAGAGCCAAGCCGACTGGCGGCTTACCTCCCAACGCTTCTGCAACAATTATTGCAGACAAGCCGTGGTAAAACAAGTTGTAACATCTCGACTAAAACCACAACTAGTCCGTAAAAGGGCCATCGTTCGGGTCCCCCCGACCGTCAAAGTAGTAGTCAAAAGTGTTGGCAAGCCCAAAGTTGCTGAACCAAAGCAACTGAAGCAAGTCCGCATCCGGTCGCAAAGTGCTAAACAACAAGCACAGCCACCACAACAACAAATACCACCATCAGGAGCGGTAGTCCACAAAAACCGCCGTGGTATCAGGCGAGCGACCAAAGTTCGATACGTCTCTAGAGGTGTATCCCCCCAATCTATTGCCAAAGTCAACTCGATCAGGAATATTGGTAAAGGAAAAATCCTAATCATCGTCGGCAATGGGCCATCTCTAAACGAAACACCACTCGAGAAACTCCGCAATATTCCCAACGTCGACACTCTGTCGATCAACAAACCAGACGCAAGACTTTGGCCAACATCACATTGGTCATTCTTTGACGGGTCTCAAATGCGGAGACATGAGGACCTATGGACAAATTTTAATGGCTTTGTTTTTAATAGCACAGCCATTAAAAAGCAAAAAGAGAAGTCCATGCAGTTCAAGAATTTGGGCGGCAACGGCTTCAGTCGCGATATGTCCAAAGGATTGCATATCGGACGGTCCTCAGTCTATGCTTCGATGCAAATTGCTCTCTGGATGGGATATGAACACATCTATATTTTCGGATGTGATATGAACCCAGACGGTCTAGACGGGAAACTACACTTCTACGGTGATAATCCCGATGTAGAACCAAAGAACCGAGCGGACAGGTTCCAGAAAGAAGCAGAACACTACGACACAGCCGCCAAGATCTTATCCCCAGATGAACGTGCAAAATTTACTTTCTGTACAGAGTATAATCCTTGGGGATTTGTCAACGAGTTTGGTAAAATGAGCCATAAAAACGTTGACGCAATCTTGGAACATGCAGCGAAGCTGTAAAATATGAAACTACGAAGTATTTGTGAATCTAAGAATGATGCTTTAGAAATTATCAAGAGACATCTTGGTAAAGTTCTTATCAAGGGTTCATTTGATGACCACATATGGGTTAATTCTGAGTCGCCCCCTACGAAGGCATTGGGCCAAGAATTAACCAAAATTGGTTGGGATTTAATCGGATCGGAAGAGTTAACAAATCCATATCATTCTGGCGGACCCAAGAAGTATTATTCATTACGAATTGTGATTACTGATACTAAATCATTCCAAACAACCGGTTTTGCATTCCATATCACACCAACCGAAAATTTATCATCTATCAAAACCAAAGGTCTGAGACCCAATGAAAAAGGCCGCATTTATTTGTTTTTAGATAAACAAGCTGTTAATAATCTTCTCGGTCACTTTATAGATCCTCATATGCCTAGTGCTGTGGGTAGTCCACACCATCCTTGTATGTGCGGGAATTGTTCTATGCTTGAAGTCGATATTGATGGCCTAAATCTTTATCCAGATCCCGAAATCGGTCCTGATTGGAATGTTGGATATACTAGAGAGACTATTGAGCACAATAAAATAAAGATCTTATTACAAGATGTGCGTGATTGGCCAGGCTATGAATACTTGAAGGCTTAATCATAATAGCGATAACTAAAATATATTAGCCGTTCCGTTCTCAATCGTTGTATTAAAGCAAAATGCGTGGTAGAATCTATATAGGCACAAGCCTACAAAATGCTAAAAGAGCAAACGAACTCCAAGCCAGGTTCAAAAAAGCTGGATGTGAGATAACTTATGATTGGACCACACACGGACAAGTATATAGCGATGAAGAATTGGCAGAGTATGGACTCGCAGAAGAAACTGGTGTTAAGAACGCCGATGTATTCTTTATGGTGTTCCCGGCTCGTAAAGGTTCACATTGTGAACTGGGTTTAGCCAGAGCTTTTGGTGTCAAGATCGTCTTGCTTACAGAACAAGACACCATGGGGGAGAAGAAAACATTCTATTTCTTACCAGAAGTCCAGAATCGGCCAATTGTTTCCCGATTTAGGGACGAGGATAAAGCCGTTCAATTTACTCTTGATTACTTGGATACTAAATATGGGCGGAGCAATCCTCAATCGACTTGAAATCGACGTCATGCAAGCCAACGAACTTGCAGAAGCGTCAGAACTTGCCGCAAAACACAAAATACCAGCACTAGTGGTGCACCCAGATCTAGCATCCGAAGCCCAGATCTATCGCGGTAGGGCGGGTGGACGATATTTTTTAATCACACCTATTGATTGGCCTAAAGGGGAAATTTTCGGTCAGAACAAACTGCGTGGGCTATCCACAGATGCCCTAGATGCAGATGGCTTCGAAATCTTACTGACTGGCGGAAAGAATAAAATAGATTCCCGCAACGAAGCTAAAGCACTCACAGAATTCATCAAGACTCATCTCGCCGAATCCTTAGAAGTCCGTTTTGTGCTAGGAGTTAATGGCCGTGATGATGATAATATTAAAGCGTTGTGTGAAGCATTGTTGGATGTCAGGACGCCAGCTTATGTCAGGACTGATATTCAACTGAAACTTCAGGTTAGTAAGGCCAATCCTGATATCCATAATAAAATTATGGAAACAATCCGTAGCATTGTTAAGGTGCCAATAAAACTAAGTGGCAATATAAATAACGTCAGGACTATTACGTCTTGCAATGACGCGGCCCGCTTCGCTGTAAATCTTCTGCAGGCCAAAAATGTGGTGAAAGAACTCCAACAACAGCCTGAAGAATTAAGGCGATTGCTGGGGAACGAAAATGATACCACACAATAAATATATTGCCTGCCCACATTGCGGTGGAAACATAGGTTGGGAATTTATTAGGACTGATCTTGCCGGTCCCTACCATTGTTACCATTGCAACAAACCCTTCGTACTGACTTCAGAAAACGCCGTTACGATCCAGGAGACTGGATCAGTTAATCTCTCAATCATTCTCCCAGTATTGGAAGAAGGAGAAATTGTTCTCCTGGTAAATGAAGAACATCCTTGGCACAATGAAATTGCCCTCATTTGTGGCCGTAAACACAAACATTATCATCTCGAAATTCTGGGGAAGAGGCTATGGGTACCAGAAGATTGGGTAAGGAAAATCGATGAATCACTTGCTGACTCAGATCAATGAGTTGGGCGAGGATGCCGACTTACTCGCACGACACGATGATTGGCTTGAGACGCAAAGGAATGCCTTACAAGGTGATCTAGAACAAAAGGCGACCGAACTTCGGGCAGTCTTGCTGGCTCAACGTATAAAAAGATTGTTGCAACAGAAGAATTTGGTAGCCGTGCAGCAACTTATTCGCTCCAGTGAGGGAAAAGTTGTTGATATAGTCATACGGATAATGAATCTACCCGATGCACTACAACAACTGCTAAAACCAGCCGTCGATACTCTAGACGAAGTAAATGTTGCCGCCCAAGTCTATGGTTGGGATAAAGATGGCTATGATATTCCAGGATCTAGAGCTCTCCGCACCACATAGTTGTATGTTAAGTTTTCGAGTCATCACAGTATTGAGATGCTGTGATGAAAACGCAACACAACTACGGAGACGAAAATGCAAGACCGGCGATTTAATGTAGTAACTGACGGATCTTGGGGTAGTTGCGGCAAAGGTCTTATTTGTACCGCCATAGCATCACGTTATCGCCCCGGAATCATCTCAACTACGAATATGGCTAATGCGGGCCATACCGCCGTTCACGAAAACGGCAAAGACGAATTTGTAGCAAAAGCTCTTCCCTCTGCAGCTATTCTTCGCAAGTGGATCAAAGAATATGATCCACACATCGTCGTGGGGTGTAGTGCAGCATTCACCATTGAGCAGATGCATAAAGAGATCCAGGAAACCGAATCCAGCTATCAACTCACAATCCACGAACGAGCTGGAGTTATTACAGACGCCCACAAGGAAGCCGAAGGCAACCTAACCACTGGTACTAAACACCTAGCCAGCACAATGCAGGGTTGTGGGTCCTTTCTCGCAGATAAAATCATGCGTAAGAGGGAACTTAAACTTGCTCGAGATTATGATGCCCTATCTGGTTACATGCCATCGGCTATAGGCAAGAAGATTGATAATGTCGACCCAGAAATTTCTGATTACGTTCAAGGAATGAGCCTGCCACAAACGCTGATGGTCCTTATGGAACGTTTCGGGGTTACTATCCTACATGAAGGAGCCCAAGGGTTCTCTCTCGACATTAATCATGGCTCACATTACCCACAATGCACTAGTCGGGGTACTACCGCCATTCAGAACTTGGCGGACATGGGCTTACCACATACTGCTATGGGTGACGTCTATTTAGTAATCAGACCCGCACCAATCCGTGTCGGCAATGTCATCGAAGACGGTAAGACGGTTGGACACTCTGGTGGCCACTACGACGACCACGAAGAAACATCGTGGGAGAACATAGCACGAGAGGCAAACGCCCCGCCAGAAGTGATGAAAGGCGAACTAACCACCGTTACCAAGAGATTACGACGTGTATTCACGTTCTCGAAGAAACAGCTCAAAGAAGCTGCTCTCGTCAACGGAGCTAACAAAATAGCTCTGAATTTCGCCAATTATATTGATTGGTCGTGCTATGGCACCAACGAATATGGTGCACTACCTAAAAAGGTGACGGATTTCATACATATGGTTGAAGATATTGCTGGTATTCCAGTCACAATTGTTGGAACCGGTCCACAAAACAACCATGTTTGCTTCCTGGATTAAGATGCCAGGTAATCTCGTACGCGACTGCAGTCTCACTGTATATAGTTGGTGTTGGGCAGGTAACATCCTCACAAACATTGAGACACCAGGAGTGTTCCCGATAGAATGGATAAGCAAACAATACCGACTAAACCAGGAAGAGTGCGTGATACTCTCCGAGTCGCCTCTTATCTTGAGGAAGCCGGAGAAGACCCTAGCATCTCCTGCGACAACCTCCTAGGTTTCGGAATTCACTACATAGCTCTAAAACATATCTGGACCGGGAATATCGGCACACTCGCCGATACCGCCTGCCAGAAATTACGTAAGATCATAACCGACAAGGATATGACAGTAATTATGATCGCCAGCGATTTGGGCGACGAGGCGGCAAATAACCTGAGTCGAATCAGTGAATCACGGATTGATCATATCTTCAATCTGGCAGCCTATTTTAAGGCCCCAATGGTCAGAATTGGTATTGGTAAACAATGTCAGCAAGAATGTACATCCCTCGTTGATGAGTGGATGAGCAAGATATCTGCCAAAGCTATATCTGCCAATATAACTCCTGTGTGCGAAATCACATTTGATTCATATTTTGATACACCTAGTGCATTAGCCAACCAATTCCGCAAACACAAACGTTGGAAATTGCTTTATGACCCAGCCCAATTTATCCTAAGGAAGAATCAAAACCCATTCGTAAAATATTGGACATTATTGAAATCCAGTGTTGCTGCGATCGATGTTCGGGATTTGAAGATAGGTAAAGGATTCAAACCAGCAGGTTTTGGGGACTCCAAGATTGACTATACTGTAAAAGACGCCATCGGCAACGGGTACAATGGCTGGTATATAATGGAACCGTCCTTCGGAAGACGCCATGGAGACGCCCACACAAAACAGGAGACGTTTCAGATGGCTTTGGACGCGTTCGATGCCCTTATAGAATAGTGTCAAAACTAATCTAGAACAGGACCCTGGAGTAACCCATGGCTGTAAATGTTAACGAAGCAATTCAAAAAATCAAAGCAGCTGGTACTGCTGCAGTCCGAGCGATCCCAATGCCTGGTCAGAATGTAAATTCTGGCAATTATCAGATCGAGATAAACCAGGCCGGGGTTTGGACTGCGGTCGCGTCAGGAATCAGCAAGAAAATCGCAGAAGATATTATCAGCCAGGCGACCAACAGGGTTATTCTCGGATAATAACCTTGCTCATACAAGGCCATTCCAAATGGTTCGAAAAGAACGGATTTCATCGGTCCTAGAGTTGTCTCGCTATAAGACAGGTGAAACAGTCTGGTGGGTAGTCTTTCGCAACAAAGACTCCATTCCGGACTTAGATGAAGAACAAAAATGGATGGTAAGTTATCATCCAAAAGTCCTCTATGAACGCGGTCCATACCAGAGACTTTGGAACAGCAAAGCTAAGTTGCCCAAATTGCAACACATGGACTTTGCGGCTATGACGTCTTTATTGACCTCAGAATTCCGAGTCGAACCATTTACTATTGTAGAGGTTATACGAAGCCGGGACACTGCGGAATTTTTCTATTCAAACTCTGACGATGAATGGATGCCCGAATCTAGTCTCTTTTGTACTGATATCGCGGCCCGTCGTGAACGAAACCGCATCATGAGGCTACTTAGGAAATGGGCAACTAGTCAGTCCACTTAAGATAGGCCATGAAAATGCGAATTTCATTTTGTCTCATTTGTTATAATGAGGCATATCTGATACGTCAACAGCTTATTAATCTGTACCCCCACGCCTATGAAATAATTATAGTCGAAGGGCGATCGACAGAACTAGGTGACAAGTTCCCCAAGACCAGGGATAAGACCCTACAGATAATCAGGGACTTCCCAGATCCAGATAATAAAATTATCCTTATCACTAAAGATACATGGGTCGGTAAGGATGCTATGGTGGCTGCCTATTATAACAAAGCCACAGGTGATTATGTTTGGCACATCGATGCAGATGAATTCTATACCCCAGAATGTATCGAGGGTACAAGAGCTTACATCGACAAAACTCAAACACTCAATTATTCACACCACGAATATTATTACTATAGATATTACAACGTAGTGGTGGCTAAAGATGGCACCAAGAAATTCTGGAACAGACCGGCCAGAATCCACAAGAAAAAACAGGGCCTGGTCCTAATCCACCGACCACAAATCATTCGCGGTAGTGCACCAAAAGACATCCGGCCCGTACCCAAAGAAATCGGAATCCGCCATCACTACTCAATAATGGACCTCGAGAAAGTGGCGATGAAAGCCCAATTCTACGGGTATGACATGCACAGTAAGTATTTTAGTACGTATAAAAAACCACTCGAAAAACTCATCGACGCCAAAATATGCGTCCGACCAGACAACGACCGCAAACCCAACAACATCCCCGCAGTCCTAGAATCCGACGAACTACAAATCCCACCAGGAATCGACGAATTATTCAACTATTACGAGCACGAACAATACCCCTGGACGATATCAGACAGAATCAAACGAGAAATGTTCCCAGAAAAATTCACCAGCGGTGTCATCTACCCAATTCCACCAGCATTCGACAGCCAAGGCGACTTCGACCAAGTAGCCGTCGAAAATTATCTGGAACACCTACATAAGAACGGTGCTAAAATCATCTTGGTGACAGCTGGCACAGCCCGCTTCAACATGTTGACGAACCATGAAATAGAGGCACTCAACGCCTCGTGCAACCAATTCCAAGGTACAAAGATTCTCGGGCTACCCCCGGTTCCAGATAAATTATTAAGTAGATGGATTGACCACGCCAATAGTTGGGAACCCGACGCTGTTATGCTCATGTACCCAGACAGGTACTACTCAGACGAGGATGTGTGTGGTTATTTCTTCAGGGCAGCCGACAAACTAAAAGTGCCAGTAATGGTTCACGGCATGTTCATGCGGAACGCGGTAGCCGGTGGCACATACAACTTCACACCCGAGATTGTCGCCAAACTCAAGAAACACGATAATATTATCGGCATGAAGGAGGAGAGCACCTCCTATGAAATGGCCTATAAAGTAAGCCGCCAAGCTGATCACAAATTTCTCATCTTCCCGGCGGGAGGTAGTTGTCGTCGATACTTGCTTACTCAACCCGCCGGAGCCCAAAATTTCCTCGGTGGAATCGGCAATATTTATCCACAGATCGAAGAAGCCTTCTACATCGCCATGAAAGAAGGTCTCACCACCACCGCCCACAAAATAGTAGAACGGTACGAAGACCCACTATTCGCGGTCTTCGGACCTATTGGATGGCACCGCGCACTCCAAATTGCCTTGAACGTAAAAGGTCTACTAAAAACAACCAACAGGATATCATTTGGTGAAGCGAAACCAGAACACGTCAAAGCAGTCAAAGCAGTTCTACAGCTGATCGAATCCAGACTGGATAAAGAAGGTCTTTAATGCTGGATATTGTATGGATAGTCGGACCATGCGGAATGGAGACAAAAAGTCTCTATCTAAACACAGCTGAAAAACTCAACAACCTGATGCAAGGCCGTAACTGGTACTACAAAGCATCATTCGACAAAGCCAACAGATCCGCCGTACAAGGGCGACGTGGCCCAGGTTGGGAAAGGGGACTCGAATTACTAGCCGCCGCCAAAGAAAAATTCCCAGACCTACGACTTACCACTGATATCCACGAAGTCCATCAAGTAGAGCCACTCAAAGACCTAATCGACGTCATCCAGGTGCCTGCCTTCTTATGCCGTCAAACAGACCTGCTTATCGAATGCGGCAAGCACTTTGATATCGTCCATGTCAAGAAGGGCCAATGGGTCAGTCCAGAAAACACCAAACACTTCGCCGGGAAAATCAGAAGCCAAAACCCCAACGCACAAGTCTGGATTACGGACCGTGGTTCTAATCACGGGTATGAGAAGTTGTTCGTCGATTTTGGTGCTGTCGAAGAAATGGCTGATTATGGGGACCGTGTCTTTCTAGATTGTACCCACTCGACCCAACAACGCAAGGGCGATTTCACTGGCGGTGACCGAGAATTAGCTATGAAATATATGCTAGCCGCCCCTATTTTCGGATACACCGGCATCTTCGCTGAAGTCCATCCAAATCCGTCACAAGCCTACTCAGACGCGGATTGCCAGATTCCGCTAAAAGATTGGGCTAGACTACTCAATCGCTTCGATAAAATCAGTGAGGTAGCGATCTCATGAAGGGTGTAGCATTTGTCCCAGCACGTGGTGGATCGAAAAGGCTGCGAAACAAGAATATTATCACACTACTTGGCAGACCCCTTATTCATCACACACTCGATACCTTGGCACCAATATTCGACAAGATCGTCATAGCTACTGATGATGATAAAATTACCAAAATAGCTGAGAAGCATTCTTGCAATCCAGAGATTTTTATGCTGCCAGCCAGCACTGTCACAGACAAGTCAACCGTCCTAGATTCTCTTACTCACGCTATTATTGACAGAGGGATGGCTGCTGAATATGATTATGTAGGCCAGTTCCTTCCCACTTGCCCGCTACGAAGCACAGAAGACATCGAATGTGCTATCGCCATGCTTGATAAGAATATAGATGGCGTAATAAGTATTACTGATTATGATTTCCCACCAACTTTAGGCTTGTGTCTGGACCCAGATGGTTTACTTCACTGTTCCGACCACAGCCTACCATGGTTAACAGGAAATACACGATCCCAAGACCATAGTGGTATTTACCGCCCCAACGGTGCCGTATACCTGCGGTGGACCGACTCATTTAAGAAAAGCCCGAATTTCTATAAAGGCCGAGTAAGGGCATATTCAATGCCTAAAACACGGTCTCTGGACATCGACACGATTGAAGATGTCCAATTGGTCGAGGCATTGTATGGAACCAAATGATTTACAACGATTGGTCGAGGCATTGTATGGAACCAAATGATTTACAACGATTCTGGAGGGGCCAAGTCTGTGATGGACATAAACACTTCAGAAAGAAGATAGGACCTAAAAAGAAACAAGTGCTGATCGGCCGATTCCAGCAACATGCTTTAGACCAAATCGACACAGATGCTATAAATACGACACTTGATTGGGGGTGTGGTGGTGGATTGCTAGCGAAGATGATCTCAGAGTTTTCAGACCTTATTTTATTAGACATTGCCTCAGAAAGTCTCCAAGAAGCGTCAGATTACGTCGGTGAAAAGGTTGTTCAGACAATCGAATTCTCAGACCCAGATGCTCAAATACCAGATACACAATCAGACCTGCTAGTGTGTTATAGTGTTATTCATCATTTCCCAACCCATGAATATTGGAAGAAAATAGCGACTATTTGGAATTCGATTGCTGTGCCAACCATGGTAATCCAAACCAAACTTGGTGCAACAACAATCGAATCACCAAATTACAGGAGCAATTATACTAATGGTCTAATTTTGTCAAATAGAGACTTTCTAGACCCATTCACTAAGAAATATACAATCAAGTACTACGAGGAAGAGCAACACAATCAACCAGATATCAAACTGGGATTCGTAATTCTGTCGCTCCGTGATTAATATGGTTAAAGGAATAAATCTAGGATCAGGAGATAGCTGGAATTTAACCGGTTGGCGTGGGATCGATAAGATATGTGGCGACTTTCTCAATGCAGAGACTATTCTACCATTCGCCGACAATTCAGTCGAAAATGCATATTCGTCCCATTTCTTTGAACATGTAGACGACAAAACATCATTACATCTGTTTGAAGAAACCTACCGAGTCCTGAAACCAGGTGGTATATTTAGAATAGTTGTGCCAGATTTCGAATTTTTCATTCGGAAATATCGCCTAAATGATGAGAAATGGTTTCGATCTATCAGGGGTGCACGCCCAGAATGGGCAAAATATGATGTGCCAGACACTATTTCGAGTCTTCTGCTCCACTGGGTAGCTAACTATGACTACCAAGGTCCAAAGGGATTTTACCGTGGACCTCCAATGGGCATCCCAGAACAGGAAGTCAAATTAAAAGCTACATTTGGAATTAAAGCATTTTGCGAATGGGCACAAGGACTGGTACCTAAAGACGATCCTAAAGTGACCACACAACACATTAACTGGTGGAATTTCGATAAATTCTCAACCCTTTTAACAAAGGCAGGGTTTGTCGACATCCACGAAAGTCAATATCAAAGATCGAACTCAAAAACCATGCTCGAGAGCGGCATGTTCGACTCCTGGAAGCCGAACCGCCAACCTTTCAGCCTTTACGTGGAGATAACTAAGTGAATCCCCTCATCGCCAAAGCCATAGCCGATTACGGACAGCTTATTGCAGACCAGAAGCCGGATGAGTTAACCGTCAGTTCCTACCGGGTAAAGAAACCTTGGGGTTATGAAATCTGGATGGAGATCAATGAATTTTACGTGTTGAAGCTCATCCAGATGGACGCTGGGAACCAGAGCAGCTTACAATCGCACGAAGACAAGTACGAGACCAACTTCGTGATCGAAGGAGAGGCCGAAGTTCTACTAGAAGATGCAGACGGTGTACTCCAATCACGGGTTTACAAAGTCGGGAACGGATGGTCTGTCCCGACCGGACGCAAGCACCGCGTTGTAGCCAAAACCTCATACACGGCTATCGAAGCATCCACTCCGCATTTAGATGATGTGGTGCGGTACGAGGATGATACTAACCGGCCGAGCGGAAGGATCGATGACGAACATCAACAAGAAGACTAAGATCTATGGGTCCTTTTCCAAGGAACCTGGTAACTGGGGTTGCCGATTCCATAATAGAGGATTCCAAAATCTCGGGATCGATGCTATTTATAGATCATTCGGTGTCGACAATATCAGAGAAGCACTAGATGCAATGCGTGTACTTGGGATTTCTGGTGCCGGGATCTCGATGCCCTTCAAGAAGAAAGTCATCAGTCATGTTGATGCATGCTCCGGCCCGGTAAGGGATATCGGGGCCGCAAACACCATCATCAATAATGATGGACACCTAATCGCCTACAATACCGACTGGATCGCAGCCGAATGGTTTCTTAAAGGACATCAGTCAAACACAATCTACATCCTAGGTAATGGTGGTTATTCGCAAGCCGTCCAATATGCCTGTAAAACCCTAGAGATGGAATTTGAACTCATTACACGGACCAATTGGGGCCGCATACAGGATCTTTCTCAATCTGTTATATTCAATTGCACTCCATTAGAGAAGAGACAAGTTCGACCGGTTCCATCCAACCATTATATTGATTGTCTGATCACTACGCCCATGGGACAAAGATTAGCCTCAATCCAGGCGGCAGAGCAGTTTAAGTTATACACCGGGAAAGATTACCCATGTTTAAACTCTGCCTAATGGCAGCAGGACGCGGCACTAGAAATGATCGCTTCCACAACCTCCACAAAGCTCTCCTCCCACTAGCCAACCGTCCCGCAATCTCATATATCCTAGATTGTGTGGATCCATCAGTTGAGGTGGTCATCGCATTGGGCCACTTACACGATCAGCTCCAATCCTACTTGGAGTACATCTACCCAAATCACAATTTCACATTCGTGACAGTAGACAACTACGACGGCCCAGGATCAGGTCCTGGATTGAGCTTATTATCATGCCGTGAACACCTCAGTTGCCCATTCGTGTTCACATCTATCGACACACTTTTCAACGCCAAATTAGAAGCACCCACTAATAACTGGGTGGGAGTAGATCAACGACCAAGGGACGAACTAACCGGATACTGCCTAGTGGATATAGGCCCCAACGAGTACGTCAAGAGATTTTACTACGACCCAGCCCAAGGACTTGGCAACGATGTCTTCATCGGGATAGCCGGAATCCACGATTATGAAGCGTTCTGGGGCGGTTTATCCGACAAGAGCACGATCAACAATGAGCACCAAGTGATCAATGGATTCTCATCTGTCCCATTGACCGCCAAGAGATTTCGGTGGCAGGACACCGGGACAGATGAGCGATACGACAATACTCTCAAACACTTCCCACAACCAGTAACCATAGCTAAAAAGGAAGAGGTCCTCTACATCGACAACGGCAAAGTCGTCAAATTCTTCTCAGATAGTGAGATAGTCGGCCACCGATGTGAGAGAGCAACAATTTTAGCTGGCAAAGTACCACGAATTACCCGATTGAGCGACCACCAATACGGTTATGAATATGTGATAGGGAATCTACTCTCCCACACCTACGATGAGAAAGTGCTCGACAAGTTCATTCAGTTTTGTGGCGATTTTTTTGTTGAACTACCGATAGAATCTGGCGATGAGTTCAACAAATCATGCCAGGAGATGTACGAGAAAAAGACCAGAATAAGAGCACAATCCTTCGTCGGCACAGAAGTCGATAATATTGTAACAATCAATGGCATCGGGGTACGCCCTATTGCCGAGTTATTAGACATCGTGGATTGGTGGGGCATCTGCGACAAGGCCATCCCCTTCCATTTCCATGGTGATTATCAACCAGAAAATATCGTCATAGACCGGGAGTGTGTTACTCTCCTAGACTGGCGTGACTCCTTTGGTAGAAGCACAACGGTTGGCGATCTTTACTACGACCTAGGGAAGTTGCACCACGCCTTGATCGTCAACGGAACCAACATCGTAGACGGCAAATATTCTCTCGAAATCCGTGGCTGGAATGCTTTTGTCAATATTGACAGTAGATACAATCTATTGCTGTTGATGAATAAGTTGGAAGAATTTTGTAGATCACAGGATTACGATTGGAAACATGTTGAGATGCTTGGTGCTCTCCAATATATAACTATTGCCAGTTTGTACGATGATACCAAGTACAGGGAGTTCCTGTTCTTGTTTGGCAAGTTACGACTAACACAATGTTTAAGGGGACGATGATGGTGCTAATGGGACCTCCATCAACAGAAGAGCTGGTAAAACTTTACAAACGCGAAGCTAATAAGGTCTTCAGTGAGATTGATGATCATGCCATCACTAAATTCGTTCATATGATCATCGATGCTTATGAAGCCGGTGCTAAAGTTTACGCCTGCGGAAATGGCGGGAATGCGGCCTTTGTTGGGAATCTAATCACCGACCTCAATATGCATCCATTTGTATCTGAGGACAAGAGCACCCCAATGGTGGTTCCCAAGCGACTACACGCTATTAACCTATGTGAATCCGGGTCGTCAATCACAGCTATTATGAACGATATCGGTCCAGAGCATATCTTCTCAGAACAGCTCCGATTTGGCGGCGGATCTGGTGATTTGTTGATCGGAATCACAGGATCAGGTACATCCAAGAACATTGTCCAGGCGATCAAGACTGCCAAAGAGATCGGCATGAAGACAATTGCTATCGCTAAATTCAGCGATACACCAGCTATAGAGTTAGCCGATCACGGCATCGTCATCGCTGGGAATTCAAATTTCCCAGGGCAGACTGGTGGGAATAACAACAACTTCCACTTCGAGGATTGCGTCGGCAAACTATCGCATATCGCGACAGGTTTACTTAAGCGACGAGTGGTTAGAGCTTTCGGGGCTGAAGCTTAACCTATTTATTTGGTTCACAATACTATCGGCAGTAAGACCATACTTGTCATAAAGATCGGCCGGTGGTCCTGACTCAACAAACTCGTCCTGAATCCCTATCCGCAACAATTGCGATGAACAGTTGTAAGCCTCAGCAAGGACTTCAGCAACGGCTGAGCCAAGACCACCCACGATTGTGTGATCTTCCACGGTTACAATGAGTTTAGATGTCCTGGCGTAAATCTTGATAATATCCTTGTCGATGGGTTTGAGTGTGGGCATGTTGATTAATGATGCACCCATCTTGGTGGCCGCATTATGAGCCATTTCTAAAGTACACCCACTAGAGATAACCGTAATATGTGATCCCTCTAGACACACCTGACCTTTACCAAATTTAAATTCGCAATCTTCATCGAACATCTCTTTCACCGGTTGCCGACCCAGTCTCAAATAGATGAGCTTGTCTGAATTGATTGCATACTCGGTAGCCCGCATTGCCTCATAATAAGTGGCTGGTTGGATGATATTCATATTAGGCAGACCACGCATGAGGTTAATGTCTTCCAACCCCATCTGAGTCACACCATCTTTACCAATCGCCATCCCAGCATGTGTTCCAACCACCAAGACCGGCTTGTTCTGGTATGCTAGAGAACACCGGATAATATCGTACCGCCCAGTAATGAAGGCAGCAAATGATGGAATGACCACCTTATACCCATATTCGGATAAACCAGCAGCAATACCGATCATATTAGCCTCAGCAATGCCAATCTCCATATATCGATTAGGAGCGGCAGCTGCGAATTTCTTCAGACGCGTAGCGTCCGCCAAGTCCGCATTGAGGACCACCAGGGTTTTGATATTAGCCATTGCAGCGAGTTGATCACCAAAGCCATCTCTAGTTGCCTTCATCTAATTCCTCCATTGCCATCTTGTATTCATCATCATTCGGGACTCTCGCATGCCAGCCACCCTCGATGAACGATACTCCACGACCTTTAATTGTATTGCATATAATACAAGTCGGAGTATCAGCTTTAACAGAATTCACCGCTTGGTCAATCTCCCAAACATCATGACCATTAATAGTCCGGGTGTTCCAACCGAACGCTTTCACTTTAGCATGCAGATCTCCCAAACTCAGGATATCATCTACAGGCCCGTCTCCTTGACCACCGTTCCGATCAATAAAACAAACCAGGTTTCCAAGTTTATGTCTCGGTGCTAACATCAAAGCTTCCCAGATCTGCCCTTCCTGCGACTCGCCATCACCTATAATACAAAATGATTTGGTGGTCTGACCCCTCATCCTCATCCCCATCGCATGCCCGATAGCAATACTTAGCCCTTGACCAAGGGATCCGGTGGAAGCATGGATATATGGTAATGCTAGCTTATGTGGGTGGCCCTGTAACGGTGAATCGATCTGGCGAAATTTCTTCAAGTCGTCGTCCGATATGAGGCCCAATTCATATAGGGCCGCATAGACAATCGGGATTGAGTGGCCTTTAGACAAAACGAGTTTATCTCCATCGCCCTCTATAAGGTTGAAATTGGAGTAGAGATAAGCTACTGCCTCTGCTATGGAGAAACTGCCGCCGATGTGCCCGGATCCGTTACCATGCACCATCGTTAGGACTGTCTGCCGAAGTTTGTTTGGGATCAGCTTCATTAATCACCTAAGGCGACTTTCACATCGTTAAGAGTGTGTATATCGTTAGAATCTCGTGTCTTATCATCGACCAACAAGTCGAAATGAATCTTACCGAAAACAATTTGGTGATACCGCACTCCCCATTCATTCAAGAGTCTGGTGGTCACCTCAGTAAGTTCTAGTTCACACCTCTCAGAATCTCCATTGAATTGACCCATACCACGTGAAGTGTATAGAATAATTATATACCCAGCATCGTAGCATTCATTCACCAACCGTATCTTATCTTGGTTGGGAGAGCATCCTTCATATTTTTCAGGACCGATTATGAATTCGGCTGATGATGTTTCGTCCCGAAAACAGATAACATCATCTATGTCGAATGCTATAGTCTTAGCCTCTAGACGGGCATAAAGAATAGACCCACCACAAATAAGAGATATGGTGTAATGTGGGTTAATCTCGAGAACCTTGGACTTGATGATATCCAGTTTTACTTCTTCAGTCCAATTATATTCTTCATCAAGACGATCGATATCATCGATCAGAATAATGTGGTTCTTAACTGGGTGCCTGGCGATATGCTCCAATTCTGAATATAAAGGACACCATACACCATATTCATCCGTACCAATTGTCGTAAGATGCCCTGGAGCCAAATGTGCATCAAGCCAAAACGTAATTGGTTCATTAATCTTACTGATTACCGGCCCAAGTTGTTCTTCCGATCTGCCATGGATTATGTGTACTTTACCATCTTTCCTCTGTTGTGCAAATTTCTTCTCACCCTCATCACAACTCACTTTTCGAAGTTCAATACTGTAAATTGTTTCAAATCCAGCATTCAACGCTTGTTTTACACCTTCCCCATGTTGGAGACCAGTCTCCACGAAGACTTTGGGTTGTTGTACTCGAATAGTCCGTAGGTTATTGAAATTGACAGTTAACATTTAAGCACTCCGGTTATCTGGTCCCAAGGAGATAATCTTTGGCGTTTTTGAATAAGAAAGCAACAGCGTCCACACCCATAGTCTGAACCACATGTTCGCGGCAGGCGAATGTGGGACGGATAGAATAATTGAAACGATTATCATACAGACCAGCGAATTTGCCCATGTTCTCCGAGCCTGAGACAAACCAGTAGTCGAAATACGAATAATTCTCATCTGGTCTGCCAAACCGTCTACTGCCATAGAATTTGGTTGGGTCAAGATCAGAGAACGGCAACGGCGTGGTAAAGACATTATCAAACCGAGAGACCAAAATGAAATCGTACTCGATCCCGTGCTTGGCCTCATGGGCTTTAGCGAGTTCCAAAACCCGTTTGTTACTCCACCATCTGCTTTCTGTCCGAAAACTCAACTCCCTCAGCTCATCGATAATGGCTTGAGCTGAACCACGGCTTGGTAGTAATAAGTCATACGACTTTTTCGCAAATTCAGACATTTCCCATTTGCTCATGTCTGTACCGACAAGACCATATTTTGCCAGGTCTGACCCAAACTGTGTCTGGACGACTATCTCATGATCAACTGGTTTATAGATGTCTAGCAGTTCTTGTTTGTAATCAACAGACCAAGAATGCAAGAAGACATCTACATCGTGTCCACCCATAACATGCTTCTTGAAAGCATTTGCACCAAGAGTGGGATTAGTCCAACCCTTCCCCTTTGGTTTAAACGCTTCCTCAAATGGGTCATGCCCCTTTTTCTGTTTCCGCTCACCCTGGCATAGTTGATGACCCACATTTCCGAATAGACAAAGCGCAATTTTCATTTGATTGTTAAACTCCCAAATCGGCTGACATTAAAATCTTTTTTGACATCCATTACATTAAATGGATCTCTAGTCGGTGGATGATTCTTAACCGCAGTAATACCAGCCTTAGCCAATTGCCTAATAAAAAATCCAGCAATCGTGGAATTCAAGTGAAGTGGATCACGTTTGGGATCTGGATCACAATATTCCGGCTTAACACGTGTGCCATCGAACACGTGATTAAAAATATCAAAGTAGTTGGCGAAACGTTTCTGCAAGCAGTTATTGAAATACTTCACAGCTCCAAACGCTGGTGGGTAAGCCGTAGCCGCCCCAATCACACCTTTATTGGGGGCGTGCGTTCCAGTAATAATAGACATATAATTGACTATGCACTCTTCGAGGAATCTCTTGTCCACCGTCTCGGCTACATCCAGTAGTTTGTGAGGATGCCAGCCCCTACCAAGTTGTACGCGACAATCTGGTTCGCCAAGATGGAAGAAAACCCAATCGTTTTCAGTCAATTGGAGCGACTCTAAAACATCATGTGATTTCTGCTTAATAATTTCCGTCCCGCACTTTAGATTAATAGACCCACCAGGTCCCAAGAAGAATGGATACACATCCTTTCTATGGGCGAACGCCCTAGTGTGACTATCACCAAGAATGACAATCTTCATTTGCGGACCTCTATCTTGTCTGTCTTGATTAGGTGCTGTACTAACGCCATTTCCGTCTCCCACTTATGATAATTACTGGTCGTGGGAGACCGATTATTGAAATAATGACTCATCGGCTCATCGGCTGACGTGCTCCACCCATAGACGACAGGGCGGAGACCAGAATTCACCATAAGCATGATTCCCATTAAACCAACAGTGGGCACTGTTATCTTGAGCCGCCGTGGTCGCAGCATCTTAACATGTGGCGCTTCCGGTTTGAGAATCTGATCGAATGACTGAGTAATTTGAAACAACTCGATACTCTTATCAATAGCCTCATCGCGACGAGGTATTAATTCTGGACCCCGAGCAACGATGAGCCGTGTATCCCGTAGCCTCCGTACGAAATTCTGGTCCTCTTCCCATCGCGTAAATGGCATACTCATGAAGACATGGCCATTAGTAATACGCACCGTAGTCTTACTACCGGCGATCTCTTCGTATCCTTCAGTTGGTGCCCTATTAAATCTGAGAACATCGTCAAAACTGTCTATTTCATCTCCGTACTTAGACAACTTCAATTTAGCACAAGAACCAACAATAGCCAGGTTTTTTGATATTTCAAGTTTTGGAGAAACATGTTCAATAATCATCTGCAGTGAGTCCTCAAAATTAGTCGCTGATGTTGTGATTCCACCAATCCTCCCTTATGCAGGGTATCGGTATCAAGCACAATTAATGTACCTGCTGGGCCAATCACAGGATTACCGTCATTCTCAGTATATCCTAATTCCGGATAATCAATAGCTAGTCTATTCTTGATTGACGAATTGATTCGCGTCCTCTTCCATTCCTTAGTACGAAGTTCCCGTCCCAAAATGTGTGTGCCCATTATAGCCCGAAACGGGCCACACTGTTCGTTCACATCCATCAAGTAGAATATGAGTTTGAATGTACTATTCCTATCAAAATGTAAGAATCCATTACGTTCTGGTTCGGGACTCTGGATATACTCATGAGTAATGAATACTTCCTGGCGTTTCTTACCAGAGAGTTTCTCTATCTCTAAACAATTAGGATCTGCCAGAATATTACTAATTGCTAGTAATTTTTCCACAGGACCATTAATGTGGTGTGGCCCGTATCGCATAGCCTTCCCAAATTTATAACCACTCTTAGCTTTAAGTGATTCAGCCAAAGCTTCATCTTTTGCTTTATTCAATAAGTCCTGATCTGAGACATATCCTTCTAGGACTGCAATACCATGTTCTTGGACAAATTGAATTACATCAGCTGGGCTCGCATCTTTTGGTAATAGCCAATTCATGGTACTTAGTCCTGGAGGGGATGATGCAAGAATACTATGTCGACATCGATATGACCATCTGTTTTACACCAACCAAGGATGGAATGCCAGATTACAAAAATTCAGTTCCATGCCAAGATAATATAGACAAAATCAACGAGATCTTCGACCAGGGCCACACGGTTATTTATTGGACGTCACGCGGTGCCAAAACAGGCATTAATTGGCGTTCACTGACGGAACGACAACTGAAACAGTGGGGTTGTAAATACTACCAGCTCCGATTAGACAAACCATATTACGATCACTTGATCGACGACAAAGCTAGGAGGCTACCAGAAATCCATGGGTAAAAAGAAATCCAAGAAGAAACCCAAACGTAAGCAAGAGAATCATCCCACATTATTCATATTAGAAGGTACTATCCTCTTTTATGAAGAGGGATCCATGTTGACCCTGCATACCCAGGTCGAACGTGAAGAATGGGAGCAAATGGTCGAAGAGACGGTGAAATATAAAGTATTCATCGAATGCTTGAAAGAAACAGGTATGCCTCTCCTCAAAGAACGTTGGGAGGAAGAGGATGATTATTTCAGAATACAATTAAATGTCGCCGTATCTAGAATGAGGAATATTGATCCACTTCTCGTGGCGTCACACGACCAAATCGCACTGACCGAAGAGTACACCAAACAAATGAAATCTGGTGCCATCGAAGTCAGTGAAGTCGTGACCCAGGTCAGAGAATCGCGAAAAACAGCGATTATGGAAGAGCTGGACAACAATGATGATGTCACAAAGGTCTCGGATCTATAGCCTCAGATCTACACAAATCTACTGTAGATTCTGGAGTAGACGAGACCATGACAGGTACGTTACAAGACCCGTACGAAGACATCAAACGACCCATTTGTGGTGAATTCGTAGAAATCGGGCAACCAACATTCGCTGAACTCATCTGGGCTCGAGAAGTAATTACCCGAGCTACCAGTGGCCCCAACCCAGACGTTGGAACGGCCCTGAGGATACTTGCATATGGTAAATCACCCGTCGAACTCCCAGAAATGCGAAAACCAGGAGTATTCCAAGCAATAACCCAACAAACCCTAGATGCCCAAATCGCCGCCGCCAAATATGCCATCACAAGCGAAGGAGCCCAAGCATACCAAGAAAAAGTGGTCGGGTTAGGAATGGCCAAAGCTAGTGTCGACTTCAACAAAATGATCATTAATGATCCAGAAGTTGTACCACTAAGCGGATTTGCTAGTCCACAAGCAGATAATTGTGCCATGATCTCGGGTAATAATGCACCAATAATCAACCCAGCCAATTGCCCCAAAAGCGATTGTAACATCGACGCGGTCTTCTCCATCGATAATAGTGGGAGTATGGGGCAATCTATCACCAAGGTCCAAACAGGCATCGCCGCAATGGCGAACCTAATTACTACCGTATCCAATGGAAGTTACCGATTCGCACTGCAAACATTCGGACAAGCTGAAAATAGGGGAGGGGTAATTACTAGGCTCGACTTAACAAATCAGCCATGCCAAAACCTAGTAGCATTTCAAGCCGCCGCAGCCCAAATGGATCTTGATGGCGGTTACGAACCATGGGACCAAGCTCTCACATCAATTGCATACAACTGGTTCAATGAATGGACATACCGCGAAGATAGCGACGCTAGAATCCTATTTATTATCACAGATGAAGCACCAATCGACATAGAAGCAGCAAGAACCGCCGCTGACGAAATGAACCGATGCGGCGTCAGATTGGCCATCATATGGACCAGTCATCTTCTTGGCTCTAAACAAATAGAATGGTTCAACGATCTAACCACAAGAACTAATGGGTTTTGGGTACACGCACAAGCCGGGAATAATATCCTCGCACTGATGACTAGTTTCATCCTAAGCGTGTGTGAATCATCACAAACGCCAGAATGTCCTGGCGGCGAAGACAAAATTCTCAACGGCAAATTCGAAACGAGCATCGCCAATTGGACGGATCTTAGCACTGTTAGTGGCCGCAGCACATCATGGAATAGCGGGTTTCAGGCTTTGCAGACAAATGGTGCAGCAGGCCAGACAATTTCTGGTCTCACACCCGGTGACTTAGCCATTTTAGGATTTAGTGTCCATGTAGACACAACCCCAGCAGCCGCCGCCGCTGCAGCCGCTATCGCCCCACAAGCAGCCCCTTCCTGCCCATCTGGATGGTCTCTAGTGGACGCAGATGATTGGAGCGAAGGAAATACTTCTCTACAAGGATGGGCCGGTAGTGGGGTTGAGATATCCACAAGTACTTTGAAATTAATTAGCTCTAATGAAACTGGGGGATCTGGTAGTTTCACCGACAAATTGTTTATGACTGCAGGTGATAAGATCAAGACATCGGATCTTGATGGATCCAATTTAGCTGATGTAGTGACAGGATCCGGTAATGCCAGAGACATCGACGTTGATGTTATTAACAAACACATCTATTGGATGGAGATCAGCCAATTCGCGGGAACTGAAGACGCAATTTACAGAGTCAACATTGATGGATCTAACAAAGCCAAGATTGCAGATATTGACGAATCACTAGGCATCCGATTAGACGTAGTGAACCAACACATTTACTACGGTACCTCCATCACACCACAAATTCTCAGAATCAACTTCGATGGATCTGGTAGTACAGTCATAGCAAACAGCCCAAAGAGGGTTGTGCGAATTACGTTAGATATAGAGAATGATCATGTTTATTGGACTGGATCCAACTCATCTACTGATGGCACAGTATATCGATCCAATCTAGATGGCTCCAACATCGTAATCATTGTAGACGAATCCACACAACCAACAATAGCCAATGTTCGTGGAATAGGCATCGACTACAACAGTGGAAAACTTTACGCCTCAACAACTGGTGAATTAATCCAAATGGATTTGGACGGTAGTAATTACTCAGTTATTGGAACCACTGCTACCGGTGACGATCTGATAGTAGACACAGCAGCTGGCCGTATTTGCTTAGCAGACAGTGGGAAAAATACTGTCTTTACCTACGAACTAGATGGTGACAATAGAAATCAATTGTTCCCCGATTTCACCGCCAACTTCACCGGTATTGCCAGGATGTCCGCCAATTCAATGTCGGCATACAAGACATTCACAGATCTGACCCCAGGTGATGACGTCCAACTATTAGTTAATGTAGACACCGTTTCCCTAGGACAAGTAGCTATCCAACTATTAGATGGCCCATTAATCCTGGCAGAAACGATAAATGGAAGCGGTACTTTCTCAGTAATTGCTACCGTGCCGATCAGCGAGCAAATTTCGGCATGCGTCCGATTAATTGCTGACCCAGAAGAAATGGCAACAGCCGGAATTTTCGCAACTTCGTTATGTATTGGCGACGACATCCCGCCAGTCGAAAGCATCCTCAACTACAAACTCCGCAACGGATCTGGGTCCACACTAGCGTCAGGCACAGTCACAGAAGCTGAACTACAACCGCCAGGCCAAGACAATTCACAACGATTTGACCTGTTCACCACCATTGGGCTCGATGGCGAAATAGAGGTATTCTTCGATGCTGAAACTGGCGAGGATTCACCATTCTATGTCGACAACGTTCTATTGTGCATTCTGAAAGAAGATGATTGCGGTCCTGGTACACGCAACTTAATTTCGAACCCGAATTTCGAAACCGGAGTTCAATTTTGGGATGATGCAGCCGATATACCAATCACACCCACCGATGATGAGGATGTATGGGACAGCCTTCTAAATGCTATCATCGTCAGTCTTACTGGTGAACCAGAAGTAAGAACCACACTCATAGATTTAAAGCCTGGTAATAATTATAGCCTAAACTTCGAGTTAACATCGCTTGAACCAGCTGTGATTACCACAATTGAATTGATCTATACGATCTATAGCAGCACCGGAGCGGTGATCGCCACATCATCAGTCACCGCAGCCGATACTAGCCCACCAGAAAGACTACAGTTAGACTTCGTCGCACCGGCCGATGGTGAAGTGACAGTCTCCTTTAAAAGCGGTATAACCAGCGGCGTTGCCAAAATTCGTAATATCCTATTATGTGACACATCTGGGGATTGTGACCCAGGATTCGAAAAATTGTCATTTGACGATTTTTCAGAAAATAGAGGTGCCTGGGCTGGTGGGACACATGACGCAGTCGACCAGTTGGTAACATTAGAAGCAACCAATGGAGACGATACTCTTAGCCAGACTTTTACAGCACTAGAACCAGGTATTACAGCCCAACTCAGCTTCAATGTTCTCAATAGCCCAGACGGTATCGGAACATTCAAAATCGAGTTTCATTCTGGCGATATTATTGACCAATTCACTACTGATGGCACACCTGGAATCAAGACGTTTTCATCGATCGTACAAGATGATAAAGTCACGATTTTGATCAAGAACTTGGCGATCTTCGACGCCAACTTAGATGATATTTTGGTGTGTGCTCAAGACGCACCACCATGTGATGGTAGCATTACTGATCTAGAAGTCCTGGTCGAATGGGATGGGATTCCACGTAAACCAACCAACCTGTTTAATGCTATCGTTCGGTACACTATCCGAGACCCAGATGACCCATTCAGCGTTTCCACTTCTACACACATTGCTACAGACGAGGGTGTATTAGGAGTTTCCTCATGTGATATGTGGAAACAACAAGGACAAGGTGGCACACCACAATCAGGTGTCCTTGGATTTGGACTAACACCATCTCTTGCCGACTCAATTGCTAAAGGTGATTTCGCAAGCGTAGCAACTAGAACTAACTGGATTTGGGATATCCCATCTGCTTCGACGTCATCAGGAGTCCAAGACGTCTTATCAATTGCGTTCCAAGATCCACCTGCTGGATTGATTGAAAATGTTGAAGTTTTTCTTCTAGCTAATCATGTCCTCCCTAGTGGTGCTGATTCATCGCCAGAAAATCCAGGACCATTTACGTGTGAACCTGACCCTGCTTCAGAACTCACAATCTCAATCCGCTATAAGAACAGTAAGAGTCTACAACGTGAATTTACACAACGAATCGATAAAAATGATGTTTGGCAACAGAGTGATGACTTTACTCTTGGACTACCATGGGACACTGTTTCAGCACTAGATAACGGCCTCAAAGGATCATCGGCACGATGGGAGAGTTTCGAATTTGTTCTAGATGATGTTGATGGGCGTGGTCTTGATCAGTGTACCACAGCCCTGTTCTTCACTGCGGTTGGAGAAGGTATCCTCACTTTCCCAGAATTCGCATTTGAGAATAATAGAGGTGTCTTTACTGATTCATGCTTAGCAGAAATTTTAATCACCGACCTGTCACCAGGATCAGCAGTCAACGAAGTCCAATCGGTCGTTCTGCCATCCCCATCCGGCGGCACATGGACATTAACCTTCGATTTTGGTACAGTCGAGACAACCACCAATATTCCATGGAATGCTAGTGCCGAGCAAGTCCGAAATCGATTAGCAAGCTTGGCCAATATTGGTGATAAAGCTAACGTGGGGGTGACTGGGTCAGGCACGACTGCCAACCCATTCTTAATCACGTTCGTTGGTACCCTTGGTGCTAGAGACCACAATATCTTAGTCGGCAATGGAGACAACTTCACTGGGTCTGCAACTGCGTTTGTTACCACTGTCACTAATGGTACAATCAACGAACAACAAACAATTTCTAGAAACAATGACACAGTCCTTGCTGATTTGTTAATCTCATTCGGTGGGCAGACCACCACACCTCTCGCATTCAATAGGACCTTAAATGAAGCTCAATCAGCTCTTGAAGGTCTTACTAGCATTGGTGCTGGTAATATCTCAGTCACAGGTGACACCACTGGCAGAGATGACGCATATACTGGGCCACTAAGAATTAAATTCATCGGATCATTCGGCGGTCAAAATGTCGAACTGGCAACGGTAAGCCCGTCATCATTATACACCGTCACGCAAGATTGGATGGGCGGAGCCCCACCAGCTGGTGGCATTGATGAGAATCAACTCATCACGGTCCAAGCATCTGGGGGCACGTTTGTCCTACGGGTATTCGACGTTGGCGGGACAGCACCCGGAATCGAAGTTGATACAACCACAGAAGGTGGAATTAGCGACACAGATTGTTATGACATCACATTTAGTGGTACTCTTGGCAGCACCAATATCGACAACAACACCTTCTTCCCCGGTGTGCCAGATACCTTCACCCACACACTACAAAATATTAGACAAGGCGGTACGGATCCAGAAATCCAACGCCATTGCTTCCAATGGAATGGCCCCGTTACTGGTTTCGGTACCCCATTTGGACTAACTACTCCAAGTGATGCTGTATTTGTCGATATTCTGGATACAGTCGCACCTAGCAATTTGGTCACGGGCACCGACAGTTCGGCTGCTATCAAAACTTACTTAGAGCTAGCATCAGCAGTTACAGTTGGAGATATCTCCGTTGCTGCTCAGCAATTGACAGGGGCCGTTAATGAAGTTCAGACAGTAACACTCACTGGCTCCCCTGTTGCTGGAACATTTGCACTCATCGTCGAAGGTGAAAGAACCGCCGATATTCCATTCAACGCCTCAGCCACCAGCGTGCAAAATGCGTTGAACGCACTGGTGAACTTATCAGAAGTCACTGTCACTTCATCTGGCACACTGCCCTCCAATGTCACATACACAATCACATTTGCTGGAACTGATGGTAGTAAGAACTGGCAAACAATAGTTGCAGACCCAAGTAATCTCGAGGGCGGGAATGCTTTTGCTGATACAGGAGCCATCCCATTCAACGCGTCCGCCACACAAGTAGAAGCAGCAATTGTAGCTGCCGCATCATGGCTGGCTACAACGGATATAGCGGTCACGAAAGTGTCTGGCTCCCCCGTAGATGAATATCAATGGAATGTGTTCTGGACTGGTTCCTTCACCAGAACTGATATCCCACAAATGCAGACAGACCCAAGTGGGTCACAACTAACCGGAGCCCCAATCGAAATCCTTGAGGTAACCAATGGATCTGGTTCCAACGAACGCCAAAGATTGCAAATCATCAGAGCTACTGGTGGATCATTCAAATTATCACTGACTCTTGATGGTGTGACTGATACTACTACTGCTATCCCGTGGAACACCACAGCGGAAGGTCTCGAAGCCCAACTCTTACAATTAGTATTCTTCAACACACCGGGTCAGATTTCGGTAGTCGACGAGTACCCATTAGGGCTTCCTCCAGACCCAATCAATACGTCCTATATCATTGTGTTCCAGAGGATCTTTGGAGACATCCCATTGTTGGTGGCGGATTTCCAGGAAACATTACTCTGCAATCCATTGATCTTACCACCAATTGATCCTGGGCCGTACCCATACCCAGTACCTGGGTGTGATGATCTCAGCGATCTCTCTTGCCAATCTGGGCCATTACTATGTCGTCCGGGTGATAGTGATGAACCAGTCCTTGAAGTAGATTGTTGTGACAATGAGACGATCACCAGCGAGGCTAATGTATCACGTCGACTACAGATCGAACGAGATCTATTCGATCCAAACAGAATGGTCAATGGTAAACGACTAACTCTGCGAGATCTTGCTTTAGTCAAGGGAATTAATGTCGGCGAATATACACCGTACGAAAGGAATTTCAACACTGGCACCCTGGAAGAGACAACTTGGTCAAGAACAATTGAGACCAAATTAAGTTTCGTCCTTATCGAGAACAATTTAGATTCTCTTAAGGGACGATCCAGAGTCCTGAACCATATCAGCCAGCACAGAGAAATTCTCCCAGCACGATTCACCTGGCCAGAAGCCAGCTTCACGTAGAGAGGTCATTATGTCATTCCAAGATATTAAAATCCACCGCGATTTTCAAGTAATCAACGACTTCGTACAAGTCCCACCGAACAAAGAGACAGATAAGACACGAGTTACACCCACCGAAGCACTGGGGTTGATCGCCGGATCAGAGCAAAAGCACCTATCCCTCGGGTCAGGCCGCTCTCGAGGGTCCAAAGCTGGGCAGCAATCATTCATTAGATTACCCGGAATCAGTCCAAATGAATGGTATACTACCGATCCGGTTGACGATGTGGCGGGTGCCTAGGAACGAAACAGGGATAGACATGCAGTCTTTCCCAATTTGACTAGATATCAAAGTCCACATACAGCCAGTGGAACCCGTGCTCTTCGAGATACTCCAGAGCTTTAGTGCCTATCTCTGGAGAAGCGAGGTACCCATAGACTGTGGACCGCTTCCGCATGTAGTCCACGTACCTCTTAAGCTGAGTGACATCAGGGATAGAGGCTTTACGTCTCTTTACTTCTATGATGTGGATATCGTGGGTGGCGAACCCAATCAGATCGAATGGACCCACATCGGTGTGGTACTCCATTTCTATTATCTCACACTGGACATCCACGTAGTCCGGCCAGTTCCAGAAGATTTTCTGGACTAATTCCTTCTCTGTCTTCCTGAGTTTTACTTCATCCTCTGACCAGTCCAACATTTGCTCCATGAAGTGGATTTCATCCATCTTCACTTCGATGGTCTCACCCTTACGTAAGAACGAGAGTATGCCTTCACCAGGGGTGATAGCACCCTGCATCTTGGTACCGGCACCCATGTAATTCCTGGCACCTATTCCGGTACCGCCATGGATGGATACGCTTCCGTCGTTCTTCCTTAGCAGAAGAAAGTCTCCAGGCCCAAGGAGGCCCAAGGCCCGACCTTCATATCTGACGGACCCACGGAAGTAAAGAGAAAACGAGGAAAGCATGCCCGTATCTACGGGTCATCTGTCACTTCCGGACCGCTAGGTAGAACGGTCACTTGGAGCTTACTGAGAAGCTGTCCAAGACCCTCAGATCCTGCACCGACTACGAACATCCACATAATAGTCTTATCTTCAGTCTTGTCGAAGTGAGAGGCGTTCAACCAGAGAATGAAACAGAGGGTGCCCAAGATGGCGAGGCGGATCATGCCCCACAATGGGTGGATTGGGTCTGTTGGGGCTTTCTCTTTCTTCCGGACAACATTGATAATTTGTCCGATGCCCGCAGCAATTCCGCCAGCTAGGAACATTAGGACGATTGTCCGCAGTTCTGTGACGTCGAAGTTGGATGCGTTGAGCCAAAGGAGGAAGGTCAACGCTCCCATATAGATGACTAGTCGTGTGATGGACCAGAGAGGATGGCTAGGGTCTTTGATTGCCATACGGCCCACCTGTGTATGGCGACTATCCATAGCTGCCCACCTAATCGAGTTATTCTTCTGCCTTTTGTGTGGCGAATGAGACAGCGTCAGATGGACGATACTTAAGTTTGGCTACCTTAAACACGGTACGGCATAGAAGATATGTCACGGCCGCGATTGTAAGACAGACAATCAGAACAGTAGTCGTCTCGCTGGGTGCCGTCGTACCAAGAATAGTACTGACGAGACCAGTTATAGTAGTGAGCCATAGCTCAGTAGTCTTGAAGCCTGGGTTGTTTGTGTCGTCTTTGTTTGAATCAGCCATTGGTTCCTCTCTATACCGGTCCGTATACACCCTAGTGCGAATCGGCGTTGCTTCTCGATCCACTCATGACACATGATCACCAAGCATCAAAATCCGGTCACAGGATTATCACGATCGTAGTTGGCTGCTCTAATCTTGTCTGCAGTATTTTTGGCTGCTTTGATGAGTTTTGGTTTTGGTATAGAATTACCAGTTTTTTGTATTGCAGCTCGGAATTTATCCATGTCAGGTGATCGACCAGTAATTAATCGCCAAACGATTAAAGATTGATTTACATCCAACCGATCGTGGGCTAATATGGCTTGTAATTGAGCTGTTTGTTCCATGGTCATACCTCCAGTGAGATATGTTGCAGGAATCCCCTGTTCCTCGAATCCATATTTAGCTGGTTGGACACCACTGATTTGGGTACCACTCCCTGGCGCACCGACTGGTTCCAATGATTCGAAACCACCAGTGACGCTGCTGTAGTCATCGGGTTCTGACCCATCAGCCACATTGAAGAGTTTGAATGCTTTCTTCAAGGTTTCGGCAGCAATGTTGTATTGTTGCAAAGCTTTTTCTTCGCCACGTTCAGCCTGTGGCCTCAATTTCTGCCATGATGCTAAAGTAGTCTGAATTTGGTCGGGAGTCAGACCATTTGCAGACAACTTAGATTCGAATTGGCCTCTCAAGTTATCCGTCAAAATCCGCACTGCTTGTTTAGCAGCACGTTCATTATTACTACTAGCACCAGAAGCAGCAAGTTGCTGTTGGGCATATTGCGGATTCGACACCATATCTGTGGCAGTATTTGCCATTCTTGATAATTTATTGGGAATACCGCCGATGGCGTCTTTCAGTTTACTGACTAGACCGGCTTCACTGATAAGTGGCATCCTCACAGATTGGGGTGAGCCAATTTTCCGGAGCATCAAGTTCGCAATAATACCAATATTATTTCTGACACATCGTTCAGTTAAAAGTGAGAGAGCCAATTCAGCAACAATCCGGTTTTCCGGCATACTGTGCTGAGTATCTCCAGGCATAATTATTTGCTTCTTGTTCAAGTGCTCTTCGTCGTCGGCTGGCGCGTTGCGCTGATTGATGAGTTGAGTGAGGGTTTCCTGTCCTTCTTGACTTAGGTTTCCCTCTCGGTTCAGTTTTCGAAGACGAGCAATATGGTCATGAATTTCCTTCTTGGTCAGTTCTTTTGCGACGGGTTGAGCTGGTTCGGGTTGAGCTGGTTCGGGTTGAGCTGGTTCGGGTTGAGCTGGTTCGGGTTGAGCTTTGGCCTTTAATTCTTGCATCCTCTTTATGAGCATTTGTAATCGATGTTGGACTGCGGCTTGTTTACCACCTCCGGCACCAGTGTTAGTTCCTTCTTGACCCGTGGGATCTGCTTGCTCTTCAGGTTGCTCTTCAGGTTGAGGATTTAAGAGATCTTGCTGGACTTGTTGTTGGACGGCGGTCTTAGTCTCTTGATCGTTTACCCCAAATGCACCATAGAGTTCTTCCCACCAAGCGCTATTGGCGGGGTCTAGGAGAGATCCTTCGGCTTTACTGGCCTGTTGGATTAATTGGTTGATTTGTTGGAGACCACCACTGCTGGGAGCCATAAACGTCAGTAATGTTTCTAGGTCCCCACTAGGCCCTGGTGTTAGGGCGGCTTTGAGTTTAGCAACCCCTGTTTTAAACAATTCCCCAAGACCGCCCTCACTCATCACATTGCTATCAAGCACGGATTCGATGAATATATAGGGTATTGGCTGTGGCTCTTGATAAGCTCGGCCAGTGCCGTTTTTGAGTTTGAGAATTGTGTGTTCTACAACCATTGGCCGTGCTCCATCCAACAACCGTCGCAATTGGAGGTAGTACGGGTCATCTAGGGTTATAATCTTTGCCAATTTCATAATTTAATTTTGCTTGATCTCTGAGAAACCCAACAGGGGTTCTATGCCATTGATAGACTAGAGTAGAAAGATTGAAATAATGAAGTTCCCACTTATAGTCATAAGTTATGGGGCGTTCGGTGCGGACCAGAAGAAGTTATTTCTCTATGAAAATGAAGGAATACCTCTATTCCCTGTATTTAGTGATCCAGTAATTGCTTCACAATTCTGTAATGGAATGCAGAAGGTAATTAAGGAACATGGCGATCAACGCCAATTATCGACTCAGGTGTGTAGCAAAAAAGAGCATGCCAGAGATATGTTAATGGTAATAATGTCGATTGCACCAGACGTCACCACAATAATTTTTGACCCGTCACCCCCTCAAGGACTTAATCAGAGTGCTGTAGAGGCGGGCGTCAAACCTCGCGACGAGATGCTCCAAATTGCCAACGTGATTCAGGATTTAGAAGATTCTTTATCCTCGACATAGTCGCCAGAGAATGCTCCAAATTCTGGTGAGCATTCGAAATAGAGTGGCACCCTGTCTTTTGGCATCTCATCAACTATAATAATCTCTTCCTCATCTGGCAGATCAAGGGAAATTTCCTCCTCATCTGGCAGATCATCAAGAGATATTTCTCTGGCTAATGGTATCGAACTGTTTGGTGTTCCAGACATGATGTTCAATCTTTCTTTTTCTATTGGAAAATGTCATATGAAGATTATCTGCAGCATCTACGCACATTGAGGGATATCCTCCGGCTTCTCCAATCGTTGCGATCATCTCCACTTCCGGAATATCGTCTATAAATGACAGTTTACCTAATCGTAGATTTATCCGACTAAGACCATTTGTGTCATTCCACAAAAGTAGGTCGTATCCATTATAATGAATAGCATGTAATGAGCTGTTTCTATTGGGGATGTCTGTTTCTTGTGGTTCTGACCATGTCTCGCCTGAATCGTCTGAGTAGCAATATTTGCATCTCGTTCGTCTGAAGGTCTTTGCACCAAAGTTCCTGCTAAGTGAATGCACCCGTTGCGGATAGCTTGGTAAAACTGCCTTACCAAGCCAGAGAGTTGGCTGAATCATGTCAATACCAATATTTCCGGTTCTGGTGGTATGGATGACTCGTTTGTGCACTGGATCTAGTTGGTTTTCAGTCACATCATCTATTCGAACTTTGTAAATAACTCCGTTTCGCGTTACTTCATCGTACAGTGGCAGTAGATAATCGCATGCGGAATCAGCATGCAATGTGCCGGGGCCTTCATCAGTAGACCAGGAAGTTTGGCCAAGAAATAATGGGTTGCATCTGCCAAGAAGATGGCTCTCTGGCGACGCTATCATCACCGGTTCGTCGACAAGTGTGATTTCGTCTTGGAGCTCCACCCTCTGTATCCAAAGACTACAAAACTTCCAACGATCGACAATGCTACGAATGTCACCAGTATCCTCGAATTTAGACCATAGAAGGTAAATATGCCCCCTATGCGACCAAATTACTGGATTACCGGTTTTGTCCCCGACACGAACAGGGTCCGTATACTCGCCTTTAGCATTACAAAAGCTAATATAGACGCTCTGATCATCGCGGCATTCGCCCGACCCAGAGTACCAGGCCAGCATTGTGCCATCACCATGTTGGCAGATCGACGAACAATGATTAAAATTCTCAACACCTATTTCGCGTCGACGGCTAGTCGCGAAGATATTATGGAAAATTCTTCCAAACATCAGAGCCTCCCAGGCATTGGAAATATGTCCATGGAACGAGCAACAATAAGCAGCTGGATCCGACAATCGAGATATCGTGCAAAACGACAAGATATCTACAGTGATTTGGAGATTTCAGATGTTGAAGAAATCATCGAATGTTACAAAAATCAATGTGCGTATTGTGGTAGTGCAGCGGAAACTCTAGATCATCCATTCCCATTGAAAATAGTTGCACCCAACATCCCAGCTAATATTCTTCCCTCTTGCAAAGATTGTAAGAATATTAAAAAGAATAATGATCTTGTCTGGATGTTTTCATCTGGTAAATTGGAACAAGAGAGTTATCTAGCACTTCTCCAGCAGTTGTTCGATCGCAGGGGCGGAGATATTATTAAGGGACACGTACGCAAGGTGACAGGAATTATTGGAGAATCTTGACGTGCCGCGTAAACCATACCCAGGATTCCCACCAAGTTACAAAACAGTCGAAGAGACCGGCGGTTACAAGCGGAACATAATAGTCCTAGAATTCCTCAGCATGGGTCCGCTCGATTCTGCGTCTTTCGCCATGGTCCAAGAACAGTTAGAAGCTCTGGTGGAGCGTCTACAACACCAAATCCCATACATTGAAGGTACGGATGTCGTTCTTCCAGATCGGTTTGATCCCGTTCTCCGAGATGGACTCCGTCTTCCATAATTAGGTGTTCTCCACGAATATTTTCCTGTATTTAAAAAGATACCAATTTTAGTCCTCATTAACAGAGGCTGGTCCGTTAGTAACACTTGGAGAGTTGCAACGTATTCGACTCTGGAGACTAGATTATGACGCAGAATTCGGGTGGACGAGAGAAATTCCCCATAAGCCAAGAAGTGCAGGTATTGTTGTTGACAGGGATCATCGAGCCCAAGATCTACGTTGTCGAGCCAGAACCGGTTGACGACGAAGATCCCAATACCAACAAACCAGACTTCGTCAGAGCCGACCGGAAAGGTCACGTCCCCCTCCGCGAACGAGATGGCACACGTACTTGCAAAGTGCATTTCCGCAGGATCTTACCACTCAACTCAGATGGCAAAGCCACTGTCATTGAATCGAGTGATAAATACCGTGCAGTTTGCCCAAAATGTGGGAACGTATTCGATGTTGAGCCAAATTGCGAACGGATCACTTGTCCTAATGATGGTGAGTTCAACTTACACTGGCTAGGAGTCAAACCGATGACAACGACAAAGGAAGCCACCACTGCTACAGGCAAGGGTGACAAAGACACGAAGAAAGCAGACAAGCCCAAGGCCGACAAAGCCAAGAAAGTGGCCAAGGAACCAATCCTTGTCAACTTCGATGACCTCAAAGCCCTCGACGGCTGCGAATTATGGACGAAAAAGAACGTCAAATTCGACCACCCCGAAGTAGATGTGCGTGCACACTGCCTGCTCCTCACCAACGCCACACCGCGTAAGTATTGTTTTAACACTTACAATGGTGCTCTCGGCAAAAAATCGCAAGCCCTCTATACCGCCGAATTCCTCTCCGACACAGCCGTCACAGGTGGTAAACGAGAACGGCCCTGGTTTGCGGTCAAAGACCTCGACAAAGAGCGAACCAATCTCACAAAGAACGGCTACGAGCAGTCCTAGCAGTCCTAACATCCCGGCAAGGAAGTACGAAATGTTAGTACTGTCGCGAAAGAAAAATGAGTCCATCGTTATCAACAACGACATCACAATTGTCATTGTTGAAATCAGAGGGGACAAAGTCCGTTTGGGTGTTGAAGCCCCAAAAGAAATCCCAGTCCACCGCCGGGAAGTCTATGAGGCGATCATGAAAAACGCAAAGGAAAATTCACCCCCTGATTCTGTTTGACAACTGTGGAGGCCGATTAGAAGCCGATGTGGGGTTACCCCACATCGGCTTCACTCGTATAATTATGGATGGTAAAACACCCGTCGACGGAGCATACGGACTAGATTACCAAATCCATATCTTGAGATTGATGATCTCCGAACTCCCGCCAAAAGTCGCCGAACCACTCCATGGGCAGGTGGACTCCACAATCACTGCAATGCAAAATCGTTTTAAGATTGTCTACGACACAATCAAAAACCCTCTTGACGATGTCCGGTTAGCGGTCAACACACTTGAATTTGACCTACAAGCCACTAAAAAAGAACGTGACCAGCTCCAAAATGAGCTGGATGATCTCTCCTGAGCCCACGGGAGCGTTCTCCCATATCTAGGCGGCTCCCCGGCCCTACCAAATCCAAGGCCCAAGAAAGGCAAAGGAAAAGCCCCAGATGGTATATAGATCCAAATATGGAGGATTTAATGGATCTATCAACAAAACGTATCATCGTGACGGGTAGTAATGGCTTTCTAGGTCATCACGTCATGAAACACTTGGAAGCACGAGGCTGCCAAATGTGTGGGGAATTACAGAAGATCAATGCCAACATGGAACCGATGGTACAAGGAGTGAGATCCAGTATCTTCGACCTCACCACGGCCACCGGCGTACAAGAAATGTACGACATAGCCAAACCAGACATCGTTATACACCTAGCAGCTGTCGTAGGCGGGATCGGCATCAACCGCCAAAAACCCGGCACCTTCTTCTATAAAAACCTCATGATGGGAACCCAATTATTAGAAGAAGGTCGAAAACGAAACCTCGAGAAATTTGTCGCAGTAGGCACCATCTGTGCCTACCCCAAGCATACCCCAGTCCCCTTCAAAGAAGCCGACCTCTGGAATGGATATCCAGAAGAAACAAATGCTCCATACGGGCTAGCCAAGAAAATGATGCTAGTCCAATCACAAGCATACCGCGACGAATTTGGCTTTAACAGTATCTATCTCCTACCCGTCAACCTTTATGGCCCAAAAGACAACTTCAACCCCAACTCATCACACGTTATACCAGCACTCATCAAAAAATGCATCGAAGCCCGCGACAACCAAACAGACGTAAACGCCTGGGGCACCGGATCAGCCACCCGTGAATTCCTATATGTCGAGGACGCCGCCGAAGGAATAATAGCCGCTGCAGAAAAATACAACAAATCCGACCCAATCAATATCGGAGCCGGAAGTGAAATCTCCATTAAAGACCTAATGGAACTAATTGCCATCCAAGTAGGCTTCCACGGCAAGATTAATTGGGACCCAACTCAACCTGATGGCCAGCCACGAAGATGTCTCGACACATCCAAAGCAGAAACCGAATTCGGTTTCAAAGCCAAAGTCGGATTAATGGACGGTCTCCGAAGAACAATTAACTGGTACGAAAACCGAATTCGGCTTCAAAACCAATGTCGGTCTCCAAAGAATAATTAACTGGTACGAACAATGCGAATCAAAGTAGAAATAGCCCCAGGAGAGCTGTTCGATAAACTAACAATCCTGGGAATCAAACTCGAAAAGATCAAAGACAATACTAAAATCGTATTCGTCAAAAACGAACAAGCAATCCTCAAAAAATCAGTTAGCAAACTCCATGAATGGGTTGCTGGTAATAAAATTGCCAACTCAAAAGCTTTGAACTCCGCCATAACCAAACTCCGCCAAATAAACGAAAAAATTTGGGACATCGAAGACAAAATCCGAGACTGCGAACGGCGTCAAGACTTCGGAGATAAATTCGTCCAATTAGCACGATCCGTATACCTGACCAACGATGAACGAGCACGTATCAAGAAAGAAATCAACGAATTCTTCGACTCAGATATCCGGGAAGAAAAATCCTACACAGATTATGAGGCCAAAGATGTTAATCACGTCGAAGAATGCAATAGATTAGTAAAAGAGCACAACGAACGTAACCGGGGACAAAATGACTAAACTCACTGTCATGGTCTCCATGTATAACAGTGGGGATTGGATCAAAAACAGGCTCCAAAATCTACTACAATGTAATATTCTGAAGGATATAGAAATATGGTGCGTCAACGCTGACAGCCCAGATGAACGAGATCACAACATCCCAACAGCATTTGCCAAAAAACACAAACAAATACGATATGAACGACTCGACAAAAGAATTTCAGTCTACGAGGCATGGAATCATATAATTCAAAATTCTAATAGTCAGTTTATCACCAACGCTAACACTGATGATCTCGTCTCCCCAAAATGTTACCAAATTTTAATAAACAACCTGGAGCGATCAGGACCAGGTATTGGACTAACATATTGTAGTTGGTTTACAGCTAGCAAACCAAACCAGACATGGGATAATCTGACATCAGCATCACCAGATGGAAAACCTGGAAACTATAATGGGAACATCGATATTGCTGGAGTAGGACACTTCCCACTTTGGAGGAGAAACCTCCATGATCAAATCGGTCTATTTGATACCGAATTCCAAGCATTGGCAGACGCAGATTGGTGGGCCAGAATTCATTTTGTCTCTAAGAAACGATTATTGTGGGTAAACCAAAATTTAGCACTATACCTATGGCGACAAGGCCAGAATTTATGGTATCAAAAGGTGAATAAAGAAGAATGGCGACTATATCACAGAAAAGTAGGTCGATACAAGGTAGGGAAATTATGAATGCGATGTACCGCAAAATCCTCGTTTGGTCTGTAATAAAACAGCTTTAGCTGGGTCCATGCCATACGAATTGATTCTAGCATTCACAGTTCGATAATAACGATCATAAATTTCACACCATTCGACCATTGTTTTAGTACTGCTATTAATTGTGATCAGACGATTCGATCGTTGATTTCGACAATTTTGTTTTTTAGTCACAAAACGACAATTTTCTGGCGAGTACGAACCGTCGTTGTTCTCTCGATCGATTTCCAAACCATGCTCCCAACCATTAGCAATTGCCCATTCGATAAAAACGTCAGGATTATTACGCCATTCTTCGCAAACAGTAATACCCCTTGCACCGTATCGTTTGTAAGAGTGGTTATTTTTATTATAGCATCTTTTGTTCATACCATACCAAGTTTGGTAAAGTGGATGCACTAATTTCCTGCGTTTAAAACCATGCTTCAACATATTATTGGAGCCGTTCTCTATTTGAGTTTCCCTCATCCGGCATCCACAAGATACTGCGTCACCATTGCTTAAATATTGTGATCTTATTGTCTTAACAACACCACAATCACATTTACAATCATAGAAAATATCATGTCTCTTAAGACTACGCTTATACGGTTCAGAGGTAATAACCAATCTGCCGATTTTTAAACCAATCGGTAACCGCTTATGCCTTGATTTTGGAGAAATAGGTATGCCCATTGGAATCGAATCAGCTCACGGTTTTGGTGACTTATGTTTTAACCTAAGTTTGATTCGTGAGTTGAAGAAAAAATACAATGATGAGGTTTGGGTAGCAGCCAGGACACATTGTAAAGACGCATTATACAACACGCCATGGATAAGCAAAATAATTGATATCAAGCAAATGAACCAAGGAATTCATGAATTAAAGAGACTCAATTGCAAACCGGTTTTCCAAATTACTCAGAACATAAAATTCTTCGAATTCCGACAACATGACCCAAACCATTCATTAATCGACACACCATTACTAACTGGTCATCAATTAGGAATCGACAATTTCGATCAACGGCCAATATTTATCCCGACAGAACAAGAATTGTCTGTTGCAGACGAGATACAAGATGAACGGCCAATAATTGCTATCGAGAGTGTCTACACATCAGCACAAAGCTGGGCCAAGCCAAACCATTTCACTCAAATTCTAGAGCATTTCGGCGACACCCACCGTGTCCTATGGCTCAGTAACGAGGGATGTCCAGTCGGTAAAGCAAAACACCACACAGTGGATAATATGCTGCGGTATACCCGTCGCCAATGCATCATGGCACTATCCAAATGCAAATACTTCTTTTCAGTTGGTTCCGGTTTCTTCTGTGCTTCCCTCGCACTCCCTAAAAAACACCAACCCAAGAATACCATCTGTCTCTGGACAGACAACTTATATAGATATGAAAAGAGACTGTCCGAAGTGAAGTGGAATAACCAGATTACATGGGTCCATAACCCAGCAGAATTAAGTGACGTTTTAGGGTTTATTAAGTGCAACAAAAGCTAGCAACTATACTCATTGCATTGTGGAAAGCTGGTCGATTCCTGGAAGCCAAGCTCGAGAATCTGCGTGCTCTAGAAGGATTTGAGGATTGTTGGGTCGTATTGCTCAATTGTGAGAATCACGACAAGGAAGCCTTGATCTACAACGAATTCCTGGTTGATAATCCCAATGTTATCGACATTAGGTATTCCAAGCACATTAATCTATATCCAACTTGGAATGATGGCATACTGGGCACATCCTCCCGATTTATCTTGAATAGCAATGTGGATGATATGTTACACCCCAGCTATGTCCAACGATGTTGTGGCTGGCTAGATTCACATCCTGAGTATGCTTGCGTTTCCTCTAGTGTGCTGGTTACACAGAAACCTAATCAACCAGATCACACCACATGGCAATGGAAACGCAAAATGCCATTCAAAGCATACCCTCAATCATCAGCTGGACCATGCCCTATATGGCGTCGAGAATTACACGAAAAATATGGATATTTCGGCGATTATCGTGTGATAGGGGATGCACGCCTATGGGAAAAATGGAAAGCTGGTGGTGAACAATTCGGATTGATTAAAGAAGATCTGGTGTTATATTTCCGCCACAACAAGTCTCTAGAGATGCGGTTCGATAAAAACGGTACCCTATATCGAGATCTTGACCTTGAAGAAGATAAATCCAAACTTAAAGCGACAAAAGGTTAAAAAAGAACCAATTGTCCGTCGTGAACCAAGGGGGAAAGTGGAAGTGGCTAAAGCTACTCCTACTACCAAACAGCCAAAGTATAGCCAAAAGGACACCAGGAAGAAAATCTGCCTGATCCAAACTGGTAGCTGGGGCGACAACATCAATAGTACCTTGATGTTCGGACCCATCAAGAATCACTTTGATGATTGTGTGCTGGATGTCCACACCTCCACTTATTACGTCTCAGCCTTCGCCAATAATCCGCTAATCAACAACCTAGTCACCTATAAGGCAGACACCAAACAATCAGCACTCCACCTTACTTTAACAATCCCGCCCCAGATATCTCAATCTGGATACGACCTTGTTCTAGCACCACACCCGATGTACAATCCAGACAAGTGGAATAGCGTCAAACACCCAAAATTTGGCGATAACCTTATTTATGCCTGGGTACGAG